TTAGCTGCCCTTTCCTCCTTTCATTCCGACATTCTCGTTTGGCCGTTCCGACAAGTCAGCGGCCGGCTCACCATCTTCGCCGGCCTCTAAATCAGCCAGGAGCGCCAGGTGCTCGCGCCGCTTCAGGGCGATGGCACCCGCTTTCCGCTCGTTGACCTTGTTGTAGATCCGGGTCGTGCTGGTCTGATCGTGCCCTGTGATGGACCGCAGATCGTCTACGCCTGCATCGCCGAGTTCCGTCGCACCGCCGTGACGGAATCCCGTGAACGTCATCTTCTTGGGGAGCCCTGCCGCATCGCAGATTTCGCGATGAACCTTCGACATGCGGCGTTCCGTGTAAGGCAGGCCAGTGCGCTCCTGTACTACGATCAGTAGTCCCGTCCGCGGTGTGCGCCCCAACTCCTCCTCAAGCTCGGGATAGAGCGGCACTTTCTGGCGGCCGACGACTTCATGGAGCGGCAGTCTCATCGGCTTGCCGGTCTTCGATTGCTTGAACGCAAAGCTCTCGCCGGGCCGGTAGTCGGGCCAGACGAACCCGCGCTTCTTCTTACCGTCCGGGTCGACGAATCCGAACACGTCCCAGACGCGCTGGCAGAATTCGAACGCCAGCGCCGCCGCGGTTGCCATCGACTGATAGCCCAGGTTGCGCGCTGTCTCGCGGTAGAGGTTGTACTCGGCGCGGCTCGTGTCTCGGTTGCCTGCCTCCGCGCCGGTCTCGATCCCCATCTTGAGGAAGGGGTTCTCGGTGACACCGGTGGTCTTGTGGTGACGTACGGCCCAGGTCCAGACGAGGCGGCACACCTGCATGGCATACGACCCCATGCGCTTTCCGTAGGCCTTGAAGCGCTTGTAGAGGTTGTCGGCCGCCGCGGCGTCGATCGCGCCCGCGCGACGCTGCCCGAACGTGCCCACCTTCATCGGCTCGGCACAGATCCGGTCCATGATGCGGTGATAGTCCTTCCGCGTCTTTGCGGATTTCGTCTTGTAGCGGTCCTGCCTGCGATACCATGCGAACAGCCACTGCACCGTGCCGGCTGCGCTCTCAGTGGTCTCGCCGTTCTTCCAGCTGTCGAAGGCCGCGTTGAGCGTCTCAGCCTTCTCAACAGCGGCGGCGAGTTTCGTCCCCAAGGGCTCAGATTCTAGCAGGCACGGACGACCATGCCGCTCGGCCGGCACGAGCTTTCCGTCCGGGCCCGGCTTCGGCCGAGCCCACGTCGGGAGCTCCCAGAAGTACGCAGTCGCACCGCTCGCGAGCAACTTGGCGCGGGTGTAGCGGGGGAGCTTAGCCATCGCCAAAGTCCAGGTCCTCCATCGGCGTCGGCGGTGCGCCGGTCCGATCAGACCATATGCTTTTCAACAAAACGTCAAGTTGCTCCCGCAGGCAGACCTTCTTGCCGTTCGGTCCGACCGGCTTGAAAACGATCTCTCCCTTGGCGACGCGCCGCCGCATCTCGCTCTCGGATAGCCGCGAGTAGGCTAGCGCCTCTTGCACGTCGAGCGCGGCGGGCCAGTCGGGCAGGTCCTTGAGAGTGATGGCGACGTGCGCGTTCACCCTCGCCCCTCCCCCTTACCAGCGGAGAGGGCTTTGCGGGCGCACCGCAGGGCTTCGTTTCCGCCCCACATGGTGAAGTGAGGATCGACAGCGAACGCGCAGGCATCTGACCATGCCGTGGTGCGCGAACGAGCGATAGCCTCATATAAGACAGACGCATCAGGCGCGTCGGTCCCTTTCCTCAGGCCAGCATGAACACCTTCGCTGATGCTGTCGGCAGTAAACCCCTCAATGACTTTGACGCAATCCTCCAGCGCCTTCCTCATCCCTTCGAGTTCAGCCGAAAGAACGCCGGCCGCCGCGCGGGCACTGTCCTTGCAATCGCACGATACCTCTGGGTAGCCGTCTGGCAGGCGGGGGTCATCGCAGAACACCGTCTTGCCATCCAACGCTAACCCGCAGCCGCTCTCGGGCTTATCTCGTATCGCAACGGCAACCCGGTCTATCAGGTCACCTGTTTCGAGTTCAGGGGAGGGAGAGTGAGCTAGGCGATGGCGGGCGAAGGCTTGGACCACATGCCAGTCGTCAAGGCCGCCCTGCCTAATGTCCCCTATGTCTCCGGCATTGCCTCTCCAAGCATCGCAGACCGCAGCGGCTGCATCCCTGTCCGCCTGAATGACATCAACCTGTTGCGATAGGTTAGCCATGACCTTGTTTTCCTTGGGGAAGTTGGGGCGCATCGGCAGGGCCGACCGCCGTCATAAAACGACGGTTGAGCGCTTCGGCACACAGCCGGGCCATTTCTTCATGGAAGTCGTCGGACGCGCCGTTGCTGTCCACCGTCAGCACCGGGAAGTGATTGCAAACGGCCGGATGCTCAACATCCCACACTTGCCAGACCCAAGGTCTTTCAGGGACCTGTCGGACTTCGTAGCACGCCTGGATCACCTCTACCTGTTGGGATAGGTTAGTCATGGAGGCCTCCAGAGTTGGGCGCATGGCTTGCAGCCACCGGGCTTTCGTCCTTCGGATCGAGCCCCTGACGGGTCTCGCCGGTTCCCGCTTCAATCCCTTGCGTGGGCCACATACCTCGCAATTGAAGGTATCCTTCAATAGCCTCTTGGTAGCTAAGAACGGCGACTGTTCGAGCGCAGCCGGTGATGGCATCCAAGGCTTCATCGTGCGTCATGTGAAACTCCATGCGATCACCAACCAAAGAGCTTTGCAGGCCATATGAATTGCCTGGTCGGTATTGAGGCCAATCTTGCCCCGGCACTTCAGGTCATCAGTGATGAAGTGGATCGCGGCTTCAGCGAGGAACAGCCACCAGGTGCCGGTGATCAGCGCGACGAAGCCGCCGTGGATCGCAGCATGGGCTCCGAGCGCCTGCCACCATGGAAAACCGGGGATCGGCGCAGTGCGGTTCTTCGCCTTGGCGAGGAAGTCACCTTGCAGCGGGTAGTCAGCGATTGCGTGACCGGCGACCAGCGCCACTGCCATCATAGCGATGTCCATCACCTTCTCCCCTTAAACAGAGATAGAATACTCCGGGGTTCTTCGAGGGGTTGGAGGGGGCCATGCCAGTGAAGGCGGTTGCCCCTGATGTGGTCAGAGGGGCGGTGCTCCCAGGGCTTGGAATTGCCGGTGGTGGTGTAGCGGGGGCTCATTGAACTATGACCACGTCGTCGACATTGAGCGGCTGCGTCCAGCGGTAGCCTTCAGTGGACGTCCAGATGCGATCCCACCCGTTGCCTTCCATGTTGCTGAGCAGGATCCGCTCATCACTCCGGCCGCGCGCCCGCACTTCATCGAGGGTTTCCACCTTGCCGCCCAAGTAGTGCATCGGACCCGTGGCGATCACCTTGCTGTCAAGATCATCCGGCCCTCGACCGCGTGTGGTGAACCGGAAGCCGTACGGACGGGCGCCATGCCGCTCCTTGATGTCGCTGCTCATGGCGACGGCTAGGTCCAGATCCCATGACAGAATTGGCTTGGTGCTCGTCTCCGCGACGAACGTGCCGGGGCTGAAGAAAGTCACGAAATGCGCTTCCATCACTGCTCTCCCTTGGAATCAGCGGCCGGCGCATCGTCGATGGTCTCGATGACGATGCGGACTGGCACGAACGAGAACTTGCGCAGGCACTCCTCGCGCTTCTCGGTGTCCTGACCCCAGAACTTTGAGATATGGGCGCGCGCCTCGGCCTCGTTGTCGAATGCGAGCGGGGTCCAGAAATCGCCGTCCGCATTGAGGATGCCGATGAACTCGTGGCGATAATCGTGGGTATCTATCCGGCTCATGCCACCGCCCTCCGCTTGCGCAGCGCTTCGGCCTCGAGCCTGCTCTTCTCCAGGTCGGGAACGTGCGTCGCCTTGGCGATCTCTTCGAGGATCTCGTCGATCGCGTCGTGAGTGTCGGCGGCGGCGATGCGGGTGGTGATTTCGTCCGACCAAGCCTGGAAATCACCGGAAGACTCTACCTCCCGTTCGACCTCCTCAAACTGCGCATCCTGATCACCATCCTCAAGATGGTGCTCCAGCGCATCCAAACGGCTAACGGGCGCATCCTCGACGAGCCCGCCTTCGATGACCGCCATCTCAGGCTTGGCCCCCTTGTGAGCCATCGTCTCGTCGCGGCCGAATAGACCTTCCTCGATGTCGGTGGACGTCGGCAGGCGCTTGGATAGCCGGCGCATGACGGTCTTGCGCGCCATCTGGTCCCACCAGTCTTTCCACGGGCCGTTGTTCTTCGCGCGGCTGACGTTCCGAACCTTCTCGATGTCCTCCAGGCTCATCACTTCAAGCAGTTGCGAACCATCTTTCAGGACGGCTGTGGCATAGGCTCCGATCGGCTTCCCGCGCGGCTTATCGAGCGGCGGTGGAGTGTGCTCGACGTCCTCGTCGAAGCCGTACTTCACCACGAAGTGATCGTTCTCGTAGACCACCTGCGAGCTGACCTTCTTGACCTCGCCCGACTGACGGATCTTCTTCAGCACGCCGGCGATCATCGGCATGGCCTGGGCCTTGTTTCCGAACATGACGATCGCGCTCTCGTGGCCGTCGGGTAGCAGCCCATCCTGCGCGAGGCGGACGACGGCACCGAACAGCGAGCGGCGGTCAGCGTCGAGCAGCGCCGGGTTGTTCTGGATCGCCGTCTGCGTGACGCGGGTGAACTTCTCGACGGTGACGTGCGCCGGAAGGGCGGCTTTGAACTCTGGCGCCATCGCCTGCAGGTTCTGGCGGATGACGGCGATCGGGTTGGCGTTGGCTTGGCTGGCCATGTCAGTTTGCTCCTTGTTCGCGGCGGTCCAATTCCCGCTGCGCGTTCCATTTCAGATCGGATTCCATCGTGGCGCTATTGGTCATCCAGCGGAGGAAGCCGCCGTCGACGTCGACCCATTTCTTGCCTCGCCATTCGGCGCCGATGGGGCATGTCGGCAGAAGCCTCGGCTCCTTCGTCCAAGCGACCATTTCGCGCCCGGTGATGCCGGTGTTGAACAGCGCCAGCAGGATATGTGCCGTGACATAAGCGTCGGGCCCCGCGCGGTGCGACGGCTGCGTCTTCACATGATCCAGGGTGATAAGACCCTCATCCTCCAGCCAGTATCGCAGCGTGCCGTTGCTGTGGCCGGGTGCCTCGGGCCAGACCCGGAGCGCGGCTTTGTAGGTGCAGATCACCGGCAGCGGAGAGGTGAAGAACTTCGTCTCGAACTCGGCATTGTGGGCGGCGATAGCATTGATGCCCACCGAGCTGGCGAGAATGCGCTCAGGATTGAACTCGTCCCAGCCTTCGCAGTCGGAGAGCATGATGTGATGGACCGCGCGGACCTCTGGCGGCATTTCGCGGACGCCGCACATCCAAGTCGCCGGGAATGCGTCGACGCGCTTTTCCTCCAGGTGCAGGTCGCACATTCCGACCTCACACACTTGAGCCGGCGGTTCGGTGCCCGTGGTTTCGAAATCGATGACGCGAATGACGGTCATGCTTCGCGTTCCTTGATCGTGAGGCGCCGGTAAGCCTTCCGGCCCCGGATGATTTCGCCAGGCTCGGCGGTCCGCTCGGGTATGGCGGCAACCAGTGTGGACCGGATCATGAAGCCGCTGGCGAACCCGACGGACGCATCACGCAGCTTGTCGAATAGCTCGGCGGCCGCGGCTTCCTTGCGCTTGGTGGCCTCGCGAACCTCTTCGCCGGCGGCCAAGTATTCGGCAGCAGCTATCGCGGCGCGATTGTCGCCCTGTAGGTCGATCGTCTCGTCGCCTTGCTCGCCGTAGAGTTCTTTGATCGGATCCAGGTCGCGCGCGTAGTCCGGCTTCGGCGGGGTGCCGGCTTCGACAGTGCGCCAGAACTCGTCGACGCGCTTCTCAATCTCGGCATAGACCTTGCGGCGGAAGTCGTACTGAAACCGTTCGAGCTTGTTGCCGCCGACCAAGACAAGCACATCGCCCCATTGGACGCCGGCGAGACCCTGATAGGTCTGCGACTGCAACAGGTAATGCAGCGGCGGCTCGTCGCCCCAGCCCTTGCGGATCAACCAGTCGGCGGTCTTGATCTCGAGGACGCCACGGCCACGTTGAGGGCAGATAGCGATAGCGTCGGGATGCCCACCCAGCCCCTTGTTGTTGGTCAGACGCTGGTCGCGCCCCTCGATCGTGTAGCCGTAGCGTTCGACCGCAGCTTCGAGGACTGCGGCCTCAAGCTTGACGCCCCAGTATATCCGCTCGTTGTCCGGCGTGCCATCATCTGCGATCGCGTTGAAGTCGGGCACAGCGATGTTGCCAGCCTTCCGGTGATAGAGCTCGAACCTGGTCAGATACGGGCTAGCGTCGAACAGCGCAGCGACTTCGCTGGCGCCTACGACGCTGGCGCGGAACGTTGCGTCGTCCATAGCTTCGTGGCGGAGCGGCGCGTTCACCCCTGCCCTCCCTGATCCGCGCCGTCCGTGGCCAGCTCGGGAGGGAGGGAATCCGCCACGGCGGCGGGGGAGGCGAATGGATTCAGGCCGGCGTGATGGATCGCTTCGGCCAAGCCAAAGACAGCGAGCGCAATGGCGGCTCCGAATGCGAGGCCGGCTAACTCCTGTCGGTACTCAGCCAGGAAGGTGCGGAGGGTCATGACTTGGACCCCGCCAGTTCCATGCCGCGCTTGAGGGCTGCGAGGGCAATGGTAACTCGCCGCCCGTTGTAGTCGGGCGCCATGGCTGGATAGCTGGCGCGAACAATCTCCTTCGCTTCGATCAGAAGTGGATCAACAGGATCGGGGAGGATGAAGGGAGCGAGTAGGCCGCGAGTGCTCGAAGCATCTGCAATGCCCAATTCTGCCAATCGGCCATCCACGGCCTTCGCCGCATCGGATACCTGCTGGATGTAGCGGGCAAGGGCCGTCAGCGGTGGATAGGCATCACCGTCGCAGTGGCGAGGCTCGAACGGGCCAACGAACTGATCTTCGCTGTTCGCCAACTCGCACGCCCGCAGCTTCGCCTGTACTGATACTTCGGTCACTTGCTCCTCCATTCAGATTGGAGGGGAGCAGTCACTTGGGTGCCCTCACGCGCGTTCATCTGCTCGCGCGTCTCGAACTGAGGGTGGCCGCATTCAGGCTGCCAGCAGGCTTCCCAATGACGCAGGTTGACGTCATCGAACTGAATGTCGTTTCGGCAATCGGCGCAGTACCATGCGTAGCTGCCATGGTTGTACCAGTTGGCAGGTTCAGCTTGGCAACGCTGGCGGTTGCAGGCGCCGTCTTCCAAGCCCTTGTTCGGCTTGTGCGCTGCGTCGATCGGCAGATCACCGTGGGCCATTTGGTTCTCTCCATTCAGATTGGAGCTCTTCCCAGCGCTTCGGATCTTCATCTCGAAGGCTGGAGATGTGCTGTTCGATTGTGAAAGAGGGTGAGCACTCTCGGTCATCGTGGGAGATGCTGCCGTGGCGGATGGTATGGGGAACCCAGCGGGTCATGCTGCCCTCCGCGATCGTGCAAGCAGGTAATCCCCCCACTGCTGAGCCATGGCTTCAGCAATGCCGGTGAATGATTTTGATCGCCCGTGCCCACTCCATTTGATGCTAGGCAGTGGAGATTTCTTACGCGAGCCACCTCGGTAGCTATTGGTGCCCCAATTGTGGGTGGGCTCCACTACGCTTGTCGGAGCAAGCTTCGGCAGATTGCGCAGCCAGAGGCATGTCTTCTTGTTGAACGGGTCGCCAAACTGCCAAGGCTGGATGATCTGGTCCGCCTTACGGAATACAGTTCCCATGATGCCGACTGGGTTCTCGACGGCCACATGGGGAACGGGGGCCTTCATCAACCTGAGAAAGAAGTCGATCGCCGCCTGCTGCCGACCATCTTCCCGTTTAGCGGGCCAATACTGTGCGCCTGACGCTGCAAGATGGTTGCATGGGGGGTGCGCAATCAGCAGATCCCAAGGTTGGTTCCAGAACTCCTTGGCCCACAACAATTCAAGAACGTCGGCCGTCCAATGCCACTGCGGATCACCCTCGGTGGGCAGTAGGTCGCATGACCAGGCATCGAAGCCTCGAGCCCGGAAGGCGTCGCGAACGGTTGCGGAATACTCGCAGGCCACGAGAACACGCCCGCTCACAACGAAGTCTCGTGGCTAAGGCCAGTCCGGCACTCAAACCGATACACAGCACTACGGAAAGCCTCTTCCCGCTCTACCTGGGCAAAGCACTCTTCCAGATCAGCGATGAACTCTGCCCGCTCTTCAGGATCCTTGGTGGTGGCTGCATCGAAAGCCGCAGCGAAGATGTCATCCTCGCCAGCCTTCTCAGCTTCCAAGGCGATCGAGATAAGCGCAGCCTTCTGGCTCTCCGTTCCCTTTGAGGCTTTCCAGCGAAGGGGCCAGCTAGGGTTGAGCTTGGGGGCGGTGATGGGCTGGTGCAGGGTCATGCCGCCACCTCGGACGACTTGGCGCGCCAGTGCGTCGGGTTAAACGTGAACACGCCGTTCGGCAGGATGAAGCCGCTGGAGCAGTGCCAATGGCCGCTGTCATCCACTTCACCATCACAGTCGTAGTTGCGGTTGAGGACGTGCATCACGTCCACCCGTTGACCTGCGGGCGGCACATTCGCCGCACGGATCCAGCCATCATCCCGAACGTCGTCGAGAAGCTGGTGCAGATCTTCTTTGGTGAGAAGCATGGCTTGATCTCCATTCCGGCTGCGTTGGCTCGCCGGGTGTCTGGAGATCGGTCTATAGGTTCAGCTATAGCCAGTCAATAGGCATGACTATATTATTCGTCCGGCGGGATGAAATCCGGCTCGAACCCATAGTCCGGGTCGCCCTCGCTATCACGGGTCGAGGAAGTGCTGTTGGGGACGAAATCTGGCAGTGTGGGCTCGACGTCCACCCCGACCCGGATGATGCAGCCCCACCTCGTAGGACACTGAAAGATCGCGCGAAGTTCGTGAGCGTTGCGAATGAGGCCCTGCACATAGGGCGCACGTTCTGACTCAAGGTAGCCGAGTTGGACCCCTCGTGTGCTGATCACAGCAACTGCGTGTTCGTCGAACTTGTTTTGTGGTTCCGGCAGCAGCTCCACTGCTTCACCTGCAGTGCAGAGCATCACTTCGAACTGACGGTTGCTGCCGTCCTTGTTCGGGTACGGAGCACCGACAACGGCGAGAGAAAATTGAGGGATGGCCACTACGGGGTAACCATCCGACTTGTCAGATCCGCCGCCCGATCCAGATGACGCGGCCGACGACATGCACCTCGTCAGCCCTCACAATCTTCGGACGTATGCGATGGTTATCGCTAGCAAGTTCCAAGGTCCCATCGGCTTGTTTGCTGACGCGCTTGATCGTACCGAGGCCGCCGATCGCCAATGCCCAAATGCGGTCCTGTCGATCGATGGCATTCTGGGCACAGTCCACAAGGACAACATCACCTTCGTGGATGGTCGGCTCCATGCTGTCGCCCTCACCGTGGGCGACGAAGAGTTTGTCTAGATTCCCACTGCTCAGGCTGCGCAACCACTGCCTATCGAAGGCACGGAATCCGGTCTGCTCCACCACATCGAGGAAAGTGCCCTCGCCCATGGCCCACCCGGTATCATGCTCGGGGACGAGGTGAAGGCCAAGTCTCTCCGCCATCTCGTGGCGATCGAATGATGATAGCGCCCCTGCTGCTGGATCATCCGTTTCACCCAGGAGCCAGGCCTCCGTAGTGTCGAGCGCATGCGCAATGGCTCGCAGATCCTTCGGCTTCTGAGTGTCGCCGTTGTAGATCGCCGAAACGCTGGGCTGCGTAATACCCACGCGTCGCGCCAACTCGGCTTGGCTGATTTCCAGCTCTTTCATCCGACTGGCCAGGCGTTGGGCTAACGACATGCCGCCTTCTTTATAGAGGCGCCTATCGGAAAAAACTAAGGAGTGGCTATTGCTTGCCCTATAGTCTGTGCTATAGGCAGCGCTATGGCTCATGACCCCTTATCCCAAGCGCTCGAGGCTGTTGGCGGGCAGGCGGCACTGGCCCGCCTCGTCGGCGTGGCCCAACCCTCCGTGTGGCACTGGGTCCACAAATCGAAGAGAGTGCCTGCAGAGTATGTTTTGCAGGTCGAGGCGGCCTCAGGAGTGTCCCGCCACAAGCTCCGTCCTGACATTTACCCGCCCGACCAACAGGCCGCAGCGTGAGCGCGCGCGACCATCAGCGCCCGGCGCCTGACATCGCTCCCGCCGTCAAAGCGCTCCTTTCGGCCCCGGTGTCTTACCTTCCGCGGCCGCAATCGTGGTTTCGACGGCTCGCCAAAAGTCTTCGACTTTGGAGAGAACCCCATGCTTGAGCACCTCGGCGCTGTATCCCAGAACAGGCGCGACTTCGGCTTCGTCCAGAGCGGACTTGGCCTGCCGCTCGAACTGAGCGCAGACCGCGCTCGGATCCTCGCCGAGCATGGCTCGGTCCGTCGCCAGCTGCATGAGGATGATCCGCAACGCGCGAACGTCTGCCCATGCGTCGACAAGTTTGAAATCGCCCATTCAGTCTCTCCAGTCGGTTGTCCCATCCCGACTGTAGCCAATGCCGGGGCGGTTAATAGCCGCCTCGGCGGAGGGCTCGCCGCATGATCGCCACCCTCGCCGCCATCTACCTCACCGGCGTCATCATTCTCTCGATCCTCTTCGCACTCGCACCCGAGGGCTGGGAGGATGCTGACGGGTACCATGATGGTCGGCCAGCCAACTTCATCTTCGACGCCGACGGCGCCGTGATCGGTGTGCGTCCGGCCGCCAATTTCGATCCCCTGTCTCATTCGACGCTGACTAGCCCGGAGGCGCAACACAATCATGTCCGCTAACCTTGCATCGCAGCATAATTTTGCCGAACGCTTCGCAACTGCACTGCGTCGGTTTGAGCACGAGGGTGGCAACATCCACTCGCTCGCCGAAAAGGTCGACGAGGATGTCCGCGACCTGCGGCGTTGGGCAGATGGCACCAAGATGCCTGCGCACGTGCTGGTAGCGCTCCTGGGCGAACTGCCGCGGCATCTCGCGGACAAGCTTATTCGCCCGTCCGGCCTACGGCTGATCTGCAAGGACACGCCACCGAACGCGAACGCGCTACGAGCCGCCGCTGTTGCGAGCACGTTCTCGTCCGACGTCGCGAGCCGCATGGCCGACGGCGAGTGGTGTCACCGCGATGACGAGGCGGCCAAGCAGCACGCTCAGCGCGTGATCTCTGAGCTCCAGGCGGTAGCCGGGGAATGAGCCGCCCCGCGACCGCCCGCCTGAAGGTGAACCCCGTGCTTGGCAGTATGCCGGTCCTCCAGTATTGTTCTCCAGATCAACTCCAGATCGACGAGAGCTACCAGCGCAGCCTGGACGCCGGTGGCAGCCAAGCGTTGATCCGGCGTATCGCCGTCCATTGGGATTGGGGGTTGTGCCAACCCTTGTTCGTGGCCCGGCGTGGTGACGGCGTCCTGTACGTGGTCGATGGGCAACATCGCCTAGCCGCGGCCAAGCTGCGTGGCGACATCTGGCAGCTGCCGTGTGTCGTGGCGAGCTTCGAAGATGGCGCGAGCGAGGCGGCCGCGTTCGTTGCGCTTAACCAGCAGCGCCGCCCCCTCTCCAAGCTGCAGCTTTTCAAGGCTGCGGTCGCGTCCGGCGATCCGGAAGCACTTACTATCGTACGCGCCTGCGAGGATGCCGGCCTGCGGATCTCGTCATCGTCCAATCTCGACGCGTCGCCGCCGGGATCGCTCAGCAACATCGGTGGTCTGCAGAACTGCCTTCGCGTTCACGGTGAGGCAGTCTTGTCCGCAGCTCTCGACGTGCTGGCGCAGTCCTACAAGGACCAGGCCCTGAGGCTCGCTGGCACGATCTTCCCCGGCATCGTCGCAATCGTCGCAATTGAGCTTCAGGCTGATGCGGGCTTCGCTGACGGCGAACTCTTCGCGCTGATGACTGAAATGGTCGGCGGCGCGGCGCAGGAAGAATGGGCGAAGGATGTCTATCGCCTCGTTGCCGAGGCTGATGGGATCAATCGACGCACTGCCGCGATCGACGTCTTCGAGCGCGCCTGGCGCGAGTGTAACGAAGCCCTGCTGGATGAAGCTGCATGAGCGCGTCGCCGTCTGCGATGCGCCGGCATCGTTCGATCGAGCCCTCCGGCCACAGTATCGTCCTCCCGATCTTCCACCCGGCAGTCCGCGGCGCTCGCTCGATCTTCCCTAGCCGTGTGTTCGAGCCCGAGGAAGTGCAGCGCGTCCTCAAGAGTGGGCACCAGAGCCGCAAGATCGGCGCGTTCGCGAGCAAGGGTCCCAGGAAGGGTTGGCCCATCTTCACACTGACGCTGGAAGAACGGCGCACCTGTCCGCGGTCCTGCCTCGAATTCCAGACTTGTTACGGCAACGGCATGCAGGCGGCTGAGCGGATCGAGGCCGGGCCCGAACTTGAGGCCTCGCTACTCTGCGAGCTGGACGCGCTGCAGGCGAAGCACCCGGCCGGGTTCATTGTCCGGCTGCATGTGCTCGGCGACTTCTACGGCGAGGAATATGTCGGGGTCTGGCGGACGGCACTAGATCGCTTTCCGGCTCTCCACGTCTTCGGCTTTACAGCACGCGAGCCTTCCAGCGCGATCGGCAAGGCCGTCGCGCTGCTGACAGCTGACTTCGGTTGGGACCGAGCCGCCATCCGATTCTCCGGTGAGCCGCATGAACTGCGTGCCTCTCGCGTATTATCGGCAGGCGAAAGCGACCCGGAGGCGGTTCTCTGCCCCGCTCAGACCGGGGGAACCGACTGCTGCGGCAGTTGCGGGCTCTGCTGGCAGTCCGAGCGCACCATCGCGTTTCGGAGGCATTGATGGCCAGCCAACCAAAGACATGCGCGGAGTGCGATAAGCCTCTCGGTCGAGGCAACCGTCTTGGCTCCTGCCGCGCGTGCACGGCGCGCAAGTTGAACGCGGATCCCGAGTTTCAGCGCAACCGCCGAGCGGCGATCGTCCATGGCTTCCAAGCAAACCCTGAGCGCAGAGCAGAGTACGCGAAACGGGCTCGGATCGCCGGCCAGTCCGCGCGGTCCCGCGAGGCTAACAGCCAGCGCCTTCGCGAGCGGCCCATTTGGCAGTTAGGGCATGCCGCCCTGCCCCCGGGTTGCGACGCGCGCAAGAGGGGTGGCGCGGCCCGTTCGGCCCGGCACCTTGCTTGGTGTCCGCCGGAGCTGCGCGACGAATATCGCCGCTTGGTCGCGAACAAGAAGGTGCCAGCCAAGGAAGCCCGTGCGGTCATCCTCGATCAGCATGAGGCTGAGCTACGACGCTTCCGCCGATCGATCGGGATAGTCGAAGCAGAGCAGTTCGGGCCCATCGAACCGATCGACGCCACGCTCGACTTTCTCAGCCGTGCTTCGATCGTTGCGGCCCGCAGCGTCGGCATCCCTGAGCTGTGGGTGCCCCTACGCACCCCGCCCGTTGTTCGCGCTCGCTGGGCTGTGCTCGTCGCGCTCCAGAGCGGCGGTTGGGACGTCCCGCGGATCGCTGCTGCTGTTGGCATGGACCGGAAGACAGTCACGTACGGCTTGCGCCAGGCTGAAGCGCTGACGGCGGATGCGGAGTTTAACGCTCTGCTGCGGAAGGTCGCAGCGGCATGAGCTTCGTCAAGAAATTCGGGCCGAAGGCGCCAACCAAGGGCAACCTCAGCACTGCGCTGAAGGCTCTGATGACGATGCGCAATAAGCCGCTGAGCCCTGCCGACGTGGACAGCATCGCGCGCAGCTACGGCGCGACGCCGGCGCAAGTCATCACCATGGCCAAGGACGCCGGTCCTGGGGTCACGCAATGACCGCCTGGGCTGATCTCGAAACCTCTCTGAAGCCGGCACCCGAGTTCTTCGTGCAGGCCCCGGACGGCCGCAAGGATTGGGCTGAACTGTCTCGGCAGACCACGCTGTTCTCGATCATGCGAATGGCTGCTCCGCGGGTATTTGGGTACGCGACTGCCAACGCCGGTAAGCGCAACCCGCTGCAGGCAAAGCGCGAGGGAATCAAGGCCGGCGTGTTCGACACCCGCTGGCAGTGGCGGCACCCGACCTGCGCCTATGTCGAGCTCAAGGGCTACGATGCGCGCGGCCGCGCTGGCCAGCTCTCAGACCCGCAGATCGAATTCGGCAACCGCATGACCGAGCTCGGCGTGCCGGTGGCCTGTTTCTTCGATCCTTACGACGCGGCCGACTGGCTGCGCGAGCAAGGTTTCCCCGTCGCCAAATTGGAGCGCGCAGCATGAGCCTTGCCCGCCTGTTCAAACGCGCCCCGGCTGAACCCGAGAGCATCGAGGAAAGTGCCCGCCGTCTCTCGGAGTGGAACTGCCTGAACCAACGTCAGCGCACCAGAGAGCGGGCGCGGATCATGCGGGAGGAGATGGGCCTCGAGCCGCATCCAGCCCTCGAGCGCAACCCTCTGTAAGAATTCGCCGGGGCGGTCTGGGCCGCGCTCCGAGGCAAGCGAAGCACGGCCCGTCCAACCACACAGGGAACCACTACCATGGAAGCACAAGACCGGGAAACCGGGGAGATACTGCCTCCCGCCGCTGATGGGAGGCCCGTGCGGCCTGCTGCCAGTACGTTCGGCCAGTTCATCGGATTTCTTGAGGACGGCCAGTTCGACGCCGACGTCGCGACTGCACTCAAGGACATGGCCGCCGACCTTCAGGACCGTGCCGCTGCTCAGGGCTCGGCCAAAGGCAAGCTGACTGTCGAGATCGACTTCAAGGTCGAGAACGGCATGTTCATCATCGCGGCCAAGCACAAGGTCAAAGTGCCCGATGAAGTCCGCGCAAGGTCCGTCGCTTGGACCACCGAAGACAACCGCTTCACCCCCCACAAACCGAACCAGGGCCAGCTCTTCGGTGTGCGCGACGTAAGTCCGCGCGGCGGCCTGCGTGACGCCTGAAAGGACCATTATCATGGAAAACGCAAACCAGGGCGTCGTTGCTGAAGCCCGCACGCTGGTCGAGGACTACATCAAGCCCGAACTGGTCACCGTCACCGAGCCGATCACGGGGGTCCAGGCACCAGCAATGCTCACCGCGAGTGGGCTCAAGAGCGTCCCCGCGTCCACCTTCGACGACTATCGGCCGAGGCCATCTCGGCGCAAAGGGACGGCCACCCTACTCGATCTCGACAGCCTGATCGCTCACGTCGAGCGCTTCAAGGATGACGACACGGTACTGTTCGCGAACGACGATCGCGCCAGTCCGTCCTTGGTGGCCGTACTCGATTATCACCATGCCGGGGGCGGTTCTGATGCACGCTTCGGCGAGCACCGGGCCCGCTTCGCATTCCCGCTTTCGGACGAGTGGAAGGCCTGGTCGGCGTCGAACAAGAAGCCGATGTCGATGATCGAATTCGCGGCCTTCCTCGAGGACCGCATCATCGACGTTCTCGACGACACCTCCGACCTGCCCAAGGACATGCAGCGTTTCGTCTCGGCAATCGGCGGCAACATCGCGTCACCGACGAAGTTGATGGAGACTGCGGTCGGCCTGAAGGTGCACGAGAAGTCGAACGTTGGTGAGACGGTCAACCTCGCCAGCGGTGAGGGTGAGATCAGCTTCGTCTCTACCCACACCGACGGCGCCGGCAAGCCGCTGAAGGTCCCGAACCTGTTCCTGATCGGCATCCCGGTGTTCAAGAACGACCCGGCATATCGGATCGCCGTTCGCCTGCGCTATCGGAAGCGTGATGGCGGTCTGACGTTCTGGTACGAACTGTGGCGTCAGGAGCCTGTGTTCGATCACGCCTTCGGAGAAGCGCTCGAGCGGGTCCGCAAGGAAACCAAGCTCCCGATCCTGCTCGGTTCGCCTGAAGCCTGACAGTGCGCGGCCTGCTCAACTTTGCGCATGCCCCGTGGGCCCTTGCTGACCGCTCCGAGTGGGTGGAGCAAGGGCCCCTTTCGGCTGCGCCTTTTTCCGGTGAAGCCGCATGAGCAGCGCGCCCGACAATCTCGCCAGCTTCGGTCCTGAGTGGAATTCCCGCCGGGTCCCGACGTTCGCTGGCCAGCACGACACGCACATATCGACCGGCGAGGACTACTCGACCATCACGCTCGCCACCCTCTTCACGATGGAGCCGGGCGATAAGCCGAAAGGCGAAGGTCCAGCATTCATCCCGAGCGATTACTGCGACTACGACGCGCGCAACCACGCGACACAGCGTGAGAAGGGCCTGTTCGTCGCGCTGACTGGCGACGTCGACAGCGGCAACCACTCGCTGGCGCACATCGAAGCCCTGGTCCGCGGGATCGTCAAGGACCGCGCGTTCCTGATCTACAGCAGCGCCCACGCGCGACCTGGCGATATGCGCTGGCGGATCATCATCCCGGTCGAGACAGAGTTCACGTTCTCCTACTGGCACGACGCGCAGAGCGCCTTCTTCGACTACATGGAGGAAACCGGGGTCGCGATGGACCGTGCGCTCGCCCGCGCCGCCCAGCCCGTCTACCTCCCGAACGTCCCGCACGCCCACGGCAAGACCGGGGAGCCCCTGCGTGGGCCTGATGGTAAGCCGCTCCACTACGAGCGCGCTACCAGCGGTACCAACGCTCCAGGCATCACCCTCGGCGATCCTGTCCTCGCCACGTACATCGCGATGCTTCGCCGCAAGCGAGAGGCAGATGACCGTGAGCGCGAGAGGATCCGCGCGGAGGCCGCTGAGCGCCGCGCCAAGGCACCCCTGCGTGAGGGCGCGCCGATCATTGAGGACTTCAATCGGGCCAACTCGATCGAGACGATGTTCGAGCTCTACGGCTACGAGCGGTCACCGGCGAACAGCGACGACTGGCGCTCGCCGAAGCAGACGAGTGAGAGCTACGCCACGCGCGTGTTCGGCGACACATGGGTTAGCTTGTCGGGCAGCGATGTCGGTGCCCGCCTCGGAGCGACCTTCAAGGGTGGCTGCTACGGCGACGCCTATGATCTGTTCGTGCACTACGAGCATGGCGGCGATCACAAGTCCGCGTTCCGTGCGCTCTACCAGGAGCGCCGGGCGTCGATGCCCATGGCCGCTCAGAGCGAGCCTCCTGCGCCGGCTGCGGATGATCCGGGCTGGACTGAGCCGCCCGAAGGCGCGTCGGACATGGAGGAAGTGGTTGAGGCGGCGGCTGAGGCCATTGCTGTAGCCGCGGAAGCCGACACCGATACGTTCCCGTTGCTGAGTCTCGCTGAGCTGGAGGCGCTGCCTGCTCCGGAGTGGCTGGTCGAGGATATGGTCGTCGAGGACGGCCTGACCGTGATCTACGGCGACCCTGGCTCCGGCAAGTCGTTCATCGGCCTCGACATGGGGCTGCGCATTGCACTCGGCATGGACTGGCACGGTCGCGCCACCAAGGCGACGGGTGTGCTCTACATCGCCGGAGAAGGCGCCCGAGGCTTCGGCAAGCGCGCACGGGGCTGGCGCCTGCATCACAAGGTCCAGGCCACAGAGGGGCCCTTCCTGCTCCTCCCCGTCCCCGTGGCGATGCTTCAGCCTGACCAGCGGTCTAAGCTCCTACGTACGATCGACGCGGCCATCGTGCGTTCTGGTGTGCCCGTGGGCTTGGTTGTCATCGACACTGTCAGTCGCGCGCTTGCCGGGGCCGGAGAGAACGGCGCGGACGAGATGGGCACGTTCGTTGCCTGTTGCGACACTGTGCGGATGCACATCGGCGGAGCGGTCCTCGGGGTCCACCACAGCGGCAAGGACAAGGACCGCGGGATGCGCGGCTCCACAGTGCTCCTGGGCGCCTGCGACGGGGCCATCAGGTGCGACAAGGACGACGATATCGTCACCCTCAAGACCGAGAAGCAGAAGGACGCTGAGCAAGCCGCGCCGATCTACATGAAGATGGAGCGGATCGAGTGGGGCACCTCAGAAGGCCCCGAATCCACGCTTGTCCCGGTCCACCTCAGCCGCGCCCCTGACGAGAGCGCCGGCATCAATCGCAGCCAGATCAGCGAGGCTTTCGGCATCCTCGCGGACGCATGGTCAGAGGGCAAACCGCTGTCCTCCAAGCCGCAGACGAAGCGCGACGGACGCTTTGCTCCAGGCATCTTTGCGCGGCGCATCGGGGGCACTGCAGAGGCCTGGGAATCGCTGCTCTTCTCGTGGCTCGAGAACGGCGCGGTCTCCTACGAACTGTTCGATCGGAAGGCCAAAATCTCCGGCCTCCGCGTCATGAACCCCATCGTTTGAAGTGGCGGAGGTTTACATGAGTAACACACCTAAGTCACTGAAAACCTTGGCGGAGGTTGTTGGCGGAAGTCGGCGGAAGTGGCGGAAGTCGTATACCCAAGTCATTGAAATCATTGGCGGAGGTTGGCGGAAGTTGGTGGCGGAAGTTACCTCCCCTAAAGGGGACAAGTTCCGCCCGCTCGGCGCGGGCAACTTGCCCCGTCCGGGTTTGGGCGGGTTGATGACCTGCCAGGTCGTGCTGCCATGACCGTCCACGTTACGCAGCACGCGATCGAGCGGTACCAAGAGCGGGTTGCCAACCTCCCGGAAGACCAGGTGCGGCAGATCCTCTCCAGCCCGTTCATCAACACCGCAGCGGACTTCGGCGCAATCTACGTCAAGCTCGCTACCCGGCACCGCGTCGTCATCGAGGACGGGTTTATCGTGACGGTGCTGTCGAAGGAGCGAGGCTCAGCGAAACGAGCGAGGCACATCATGCGCCGCGAGATGGAGGACGAGTGATGGGCCGCCTCTCTCAACCACAAAGCCGGGCAACGACGCGCCAGATGGTCAGGCGGATCCAGGAGACGCGGCTTGCCAACCAGGCTCGCAAGATCGCGGACGAAGAGCACCGGCGCACCGATCCGTTCGAGCAGGCCAAGAGCTTGCTTCAGCGCCGCGGATATCATGTGTTCGGTGCGGAGATACTCGGCGGACCCATTGGCATGATCATGGTCGGACGTGAGCTGCTGGAGCCGGATCAGGTGATCGCGAAGGCCGAGCGGGTGAAGCTGCAGATGGAGAACAGCAGGTGAGTTCCGCGCCGGTTAAAAAATCATTCGGAAATCTGCCTGGGCCCGGTCCTGGTCGCCCGCCCGGTTTGCAGAACAAAACCACCCGCGAGGCCAAAGCAGCCATCGCGCAGGTGTTCGAACGCATGGGCGAGAAGCGCGGCATCTCCGGCACCGATGCGCTCCTGGCATGGGCGGAAGAGAACCCCGAGCCCTTCTACACCAAGCTCTACGCCAAGCTGATCCCGCTGCAGGTCAACTCGTCGAGCACGGTGACGCATGAGGTTGATCGCTCGCCGGAGGAATCGCGGGAGTACGTCAAGAACTACATCCTCGAGAACCTGACCGCGAAGTCGGGCTCGGTCGGCAGGGAGATGAATTGATGTTCGGGCGGAACCCCACTGTCGTCTACATGCCTGGCCCGTCGCACGGCGGTCGGACCGAGTACATCACCCGCCAAGTCCACGAGCACCGCGCGCCAACAGACGAGAGCGTAAAGCTGCTGCGCGAGATGGAGCAGGCTGCCGAGGCAAAACGCATCGCCGGTATGAGGCTCGACCCGAACACATTCGGCGGCGTCGTGGAGGTGATGAAGCGGGGCGACGATTACTCCACTGAGGCGCACGCGAGGTTCGAGATCAACGGCCGGCGCCTGAATGCGAAGGCTGAAGTCTCTGGCCTGATCGAGCCCACGGAAGAGCTGATGATCAAGCTGCGTGACGAGATGGCGCGCGTGATCGCGAGCGCGATGCTGGGCGAGATGTTGAAAAGGATGCCGCGGTGACCGACGCCATCACCCTCGTCCGCCCCGACGACATGATCCTGCGCGAGGGTCACATCATGCTGAGCCAGCGCTCGGCCGAAGTCGATACCTTCGACGACGAACTGGTCGATCTAATCGCCCGCATGGTCCGCATCGTGAACGATACCAAGGCTTACGGCCTCGCAGCTGTGCAGATCGGCGTGCCTCTTCGCGTCATCGTCACACGGTTCGACGGCGAGATCATGTGGATGGTGAATCCGGTGCTCACGCGGACGCTCAATCGGGAGGCTGTCGAGCGCGAGGGCTGTCTGTCGGTTTCGCCTGACAACTGGCGCACCGTCTCGCGGCCGGCGAAATGTGAGATCGCTTGGCGAGACGGGATGGGGCGAACCTACGAGCGCGGCTTCTCAGGCAAGCTGGCGCGCATCCTGCAGCACGAGATCGATCATCTCGAAGGTGTGCTCATCACCGACAAGCCGATCGTGAAGAACTGACCCCTTACCCCCGGAAGGAGAATGACGATGGAATATACACAGAGGCATGAGCACCCGGCCGATCCTGATCGGGATGTCCGCATGGCTTGCCTGACACTCGCGATGGGCAGCCCTTCAGTGATGGGCGGCGACGACGCGATCGAATACGCCGGGAAGCTGACCTACTTCGTGCTCAACGGCGCGCCGAAGCCGTTCGTAATCACCCCCGAGATGGAGGCCAAGGAGCGCGCCTACGCCGAAGCAGCGGGCATCGAATACAAGCCCGAGAACATCACCCGCATCGTGGAGGTTTGATGATGTACGGACAGGAAGCACGGAGCCAGATGGCGGCGAACAACGCGGCGTACCGCGACCGCATGGGTGCAGTTCTCGGTGGCGAATCTGGATCTCGCACCTTCGACCCTGATCTCGATTGTATCGCGCCGACTGACGGCAACCCGCTCGGTCAGCCCGCGCTCCTCAGCATCACCGAGCGTCTGGAGAAGGCGAACGTGATGGCGGCACAGATCCGCGAACGCCTTGGCCGTCACGCAGATCGACTGTTCGGTGAGGATTATGCCGGGACCCCCGTCGTCAGCAGCGGCCGGGATCAACGCGCCGGCTTGCTTGGCACGATCGAGGACTCGCTCGACTACCTGTTGGAGACGCTCGTGCTCGCCGATGAGCAGGCCGCCCGCAACTGCAGGCTCGCGTGATGGAGCCGCCGTTCTTCCTCTACGACTACCTGCCAGAACCGTGGGCTGACTGGTGCTGCGAGCACCCGAACAACCTCGCGATGGTGTTCGCGAGCTTAGCGGTCTTGGTTGCTGGGATCGCTCACGGACGGTACTTCGGTTGGCTATGAAACACCCAATCGCCACCACCGTGTTCTGGTTCTTCGGCGTTCCGCTCGCGGTCTCGCTGCTGATCCTGGTGGGCGTGTTGAGGGGGTGGACTTGACCACCCTCCACGTCATCAAGCCCGCCCCGATCGATGGCATCGTCGAGCGATGCGAGGATCTGCTCGATAGAGCCAAGTCCGGCGACATCACCTCGCTCGCCGTCGTGTATTACAACCGGGCCGACGAGATCGTGCCGATGTGGTATGGTCCGTTCGTCGAGGTGCTCGGTCTGGTCGACAGGCTCAAGTTCCGGGTGAACCAGTCGAAGGATGAGGAGTGAACCGCTCAGCCCGCATCAAGGCGAGGCAAGCGCTTCGCGAGCGCGACGGCGACGAGTGCTGGATCTGCGGTAAACCTATGCGCTTCGACGCTCAGCGGCCATACGAAGCACCTGAGTTGGCGACGATCGATCATCACACGCCGCTGTCTCGTGGTGGCTCGGACGACATGGCAAATCTCAAGCTAGCGCATTCCAGCTGCAACAGTGCACGCGGAAGTGTCGCAGCCTGATCTCCCCCTCGCCGAAGTCCGCCGTCGCTTCGCCGCGCTGACCAAGAGCCCATCATCTCGCAGAGGTCCGCTTGCTCGAGCAGCAAAGGCGGCGCTCAAGGCCGAGCGGCTGCGCGCGCTGGTCCAGCAGGGCATGCCGACGGCAGAGGCGGCGCGCGAGTTGGATATTGGGCGTAGCACGGCGTTCCGGTTGATTGGGAGGCGGGGACGCCTCAAGTAGCCTCGGTGGGGTCTGCCTCTTGGACCGGCGGATTAGCGCGGCGAGCGACCTTCGCGGGCATGGTGTAAAGATACTCCAGCACGACGCGCGTGAAGGCCGCAAGGTCGACAATGTCCTCCTCGCTTGGCACCGCATCGTCGTGCGCAGCTTCGTTGCCGAGATCGCGGATCGAATGCGCCCACTCTGCAATGGCCGGTGTCAGGACGTTCTCGGCTGCCAGCTTGTTGATACGCTTCTCCAGCGTCCCCTTGAGCTCCGGCCCCTTGTCCTGAACAGCCAACTCGAGGACCCTGCGGTATGCCATACCTGCCATCTCAGAGTGGCCTGCTGCTGCACCATGCTCTGCCTGGATAAAGTTCCTCGCCACGTTCACTGGCACATCTGCAGGTGCTGTCGTCTCCTTCGGAAATGGCCAGATCGATACCACAACCCAACCTCCAGAGTGGAATGTCCTGGGCCACTTCATCAACTCATGATGCGCTTCAGCGCCTGGCACAGAGCGCTGTTGAGCAATCCACGCAGCTGACGGCTTTTCGCAAATAGGGCAGACGAGCAACGCTGTCCCCTTAGTCAAGTCCGGTCCGCGGTTCACTACCGCCTCTGTTCCCAAGGGAGCCTTTGGGGTGCCGCAGTGCGGACACGTAACCGAGAAGTAGGCCATGCAATTCTCCGGGAGGGGAGAGGCAACTGTTCAACTTCGCAGGCGCGCTAGCAAGGACTCGTCGCCAGCAGTCCACACCCGCTTGACCCCCGTTCTTCGGAAATCATAGCCGAAGGGCTGGACGTTGTTCGGGGGAAGTTCGCATGGCTATCAAGTTCTCGTTCCATGGCGATCGAGCCCGCGAAGGATCGGGCCATGCGTTCGACGTTCTCGGGCCACGGATTGGTGCTGTTGTTACGGTCGCGGATGGAGCCTCTTCACCAGCGGTAGCGCAGTCGGGTCTCTATCGCATCGCCGCCACCAGCGCTTCGTTGATCAACATCGCGGCCGATGCGACGAACGGCGCGAACGGGGAAGTCTTCCCGAACGGCCACATCGAGGTTCGCTATCTCGAAGTGGGGCAGCGCATTGGTGTGAGCGCAGGCTGATGGGGTTCTTTCCGCACGGCACCGCAGGTGGGGTGGGAACTGGAGGCGCCTCATTGGGCCCGAATTTCGTCATTCACAGCGTGTTGGGCGATGACGGCAACAATGGCAGGAGTATCGAAACACCTTTCGCCACCTTCACCCCTGCCGCTGCGGTTGTGCAGCCCGGCGACTACGTGGAGCACTACTCGCTGCCAGCAGAGCCGCTGCCGGCCTTCGCCGGCATCTGGCCTTCCGATATCGTCGTCACGGGCGACAGAGCCGGCGGCAAGTCGACGATCAGTGCAGCGCAGCGCCTTACCTGGACGCAGGACGGCGATCGCTTCTATGCGCCGCTTGCGGTCAAGCCCCGCTTTCTTGCCTACAATCTCACGCAAGATTTGGATGGCTCGGTGTCCGGGATGGACTTCACCACCCCCGCATGGGCCGAGTGGCTGGCTACTTCTGGCGCGACGCTCGAGCAAGTGGCCCCGTGGACCGGGTTCCTGCCTGAGAACCCGTCGTTTGGCGCGGTGACGGCAGGAGAATGGGGCTGGGATGATGCCCTGAAAATCGTCTGGATGCAGCCGCCCCCAGGATCGAGCCCCGATGCCGCAACCGTGGGTGAACTGGCGGTCTACAGCGATGGTCGCGCCTGCGCCAACATCCAGAGCAGCTCTGACACGAGCTACATCGGCGGTTCGTGGGAAGGTGGGCGCTACTTCTTCGCGCCGGCGACTTCAGACGGCGAAGGTTACGGGGTCCGCAACCGCTACGCCAGGGGTTTCACCTCTCGTCGTAACGAGTTCATCGCCTGCGGCTACCACGGCGAAGGCTATGCCGGGTTCAGTCGAGAGGGCAACGCAGCGCTAGACAACGTCTACAACGGCTGCGCCGGCGGCATCCCGCTGGTCTTTTACTACGCCGGCACCGGGCACCTGGTGGGTAATCACCGTGGCGAGCGCCTGGTTAACAACGGCGCCCCATACCTAACGTGGGATGGAAAGCCCCTGAACCCGACCGTTTGGCCGGCAGTTCGAACGGCGTACTCACACACCGGCGGCGTTGGAACGCTGGGTAGCATCGCCTATGACCGCATCTGGCAGATTGATCCCTTCCGGACGATCATGGCGCATCACGGGCTCACACCTCCGGCCGCCCCGGCTGCGAGTTATTCAGTCGGAGGGCGAAACACCCTCGTTGACATCAACGCTACCGGGAACCCCGCTGACTACCAGATAACCTGCACCAACAGCGTATTCCTCGGTGGCGGCAGCGGGCCCGAAATGAACGTCTGGTTCGAGAACACCCGCTTCGACGCGCTGGGTGAACCGCAACAGGCCTTCTCGTGCGCCACCACGCCCGCTCTTTGGAAGTTGGGGCTCAAGAACTGCGGATGGACGGTGCAGGCCGCAGCAGTAACGGGTGTGTTCACCAACATCCGCAACAGCAACTCAGCCTTCTATCTCGAGGGCAACGAGGTCCTCAACGCGGGCGCCGGCGCCATCTTCTCCATGGCTGAGGAGGAATACGCCAGGGCCTTCTACTTGAAGGACAACCACTTCGACGCGACTGCAGGTGGGTGGCTGCTGACTATCCCCAACACAATGACACTCGCTCACCTGCAAGCTGCCGGGACCATCGTTAACGGTGGCGGAAACACGTTCAGCGGCGGGATGACTGCTGCAGTAATCAAGCGCGCCAATGGGACGGTGATACTTACCGCCGCGCAGTTCGAGGCGGCATTTCCTCCCGCTTGAGTGATGCGGCCATGAGGGTTGCAAGCAGGCTCGTGCCCTCAGCGGTGGGATGGACAACATCGTGATAGGCCGAGCGGGTCCAGTTCCCGTCGATGCAATGGATGCGAACACCCTCCATCGAGCGCAAGGCTGAAGGTGCCCAGCGGCATTCCTGCCCAACCGCATCTTTGTGGGGGTAAAGGAACACATCGACCGGCTGCTGTCGGGCGAAGTTGGCGAGCATCGCGAGTGCGTCATGCTTGGGCACTTGCAGGCCGGCAGATGGGGCGCCGCGCGAATAGAGGCCAAGTGCCCGGCGAGCCACGTAGGGTAGCGCGGGGAATGGTTTCGTTCGCGGGTGTGTGAAGTCCGAACGGAAAGACGAGGGTTCGTCAAAGTCCTGGCGGTTCAGAACGAACGCAATGCGATCAACGCCGGCCACCACTTCTGGATGATCGGCAAGGTAAGTCAGCTCATTCTGCAGGCCCCACGATCCCGCGCTGATCGGCCATACGGTCCAGCCTGTCTCCCGCTCTAGCGCAGGGGCCAAGTGCTCGGATTGGTCAAGGTGGCCACCAAAGACGATACTGTCCCCAACCAGCAACAGGTCGGGGGCTGGTGAAGGCCGAAACGGGCGCTCGGTGCCCATCGAAAGCTCGTTGGTTGCCCAATCACGGGACCACATCAGGGAGCCCGATTGGTTGGGCTTGGGAATGTAGCCGATCCGGTTGTTCGCATCGTAGAGCGGAAAGTCGTTGACCCGGCCGATGTGCATCATGGCCTCGGCTGCGAGTAACAGAAGCACTGTGATCGCAAGCAGCCATCCGAGAGTCTTACGCATGGTTATCGCCACCGGCGGTGCCACTTGTTAGTGCGAACCGCCATCATGAAAGGCTCTCAGGGCGGAGCCTCTGCCGTATAGTAAGATTCCTCCCAGGACCGGCTCTGAATGCCGCAATCGTATCCATGGCGGCGGACTGTTCCGGGACGAAAAAGTAATTGGGGCCATTCGGAGCTTCGGCGGGCACCCCTCTTATATCGAAGCAGCTGTACCCTGCAGCTTGAGTGAGTTCCTTAATGGCGTCGAAGTTGCTTTGCGCGACCTCTGCGTAGATCACAGCAGTTTTCAGTGCCATCAGGTTGGACATCCCGGCGAGCACCAAAGCTTCTGCGCCTTCAACGTCGATCTTTACGAAATCAGGAGCGCGGTATTTGGTTAGCAGTGCGTCAAGGGGGATGGTGCAGACCGGCTGCTGGTAACGAACTCCGCCCATTTGCGAGCTTCCAGCGACGTCAGCCAAGGCGTTTGCGGCGCGCCCCCGTTTGGCGATGTTAAACTCGGCAAGTCCAAAATCGCTTGATGCGGCAGCGCAAAGCACACTCATCGTTTTGTCTCTATGGGCGGGCAGCTGACGGGTCCGTTCTAAGACGCTGGCCAGCCAGGGATCAGCTTCGACCGCAAGGACCATCCCCCCGGCCCCGGCCCGACTGGCCGCAGCTACAAAGAACGAACCTACATTGGCACCGACGTCCCAAACGACGGCGCCCGGCGAAACGAACGTCTCCGCAATGAGAATCAAATCATGGTCAAAGGTCGACCCAAGCCTGAGGTATTTAAGCTGGGCATCCGGACTGACGTATAAGGGCTGCCGCTGCCCACTGACGACAATGTGGCGACGGAGGGTGCGCCCTCGGCCAAGAACCTCAACGAGCGTCCGAAGCTTTCCCATTTTCACCCCCTAGAACAGCGTCAGGTGCCATGTGTGATTTTGCCACCCTGTTCAACGTGAGAGTGCTGGGCGCCGAATCACCCGGGTCCTTCAGCCCTTTTCTGCGCCGCCAGCGCCCGTCGCTTCTTCCACCTGCGCCACTGCTTACGCAGGTCGCGAGAAAACAGCAGTGCGGCCAGCGCGACGAAAGCAAGCACGACAAATAGGTATGAAGCCATTTTGGTTTCCCGTGTTCGCAGTTGCGAGATAGCACTATCTCTGCACCGGAGCAAAGCACGGTTAGACGGTGTCGGAATGGTGAGCGGCGGCGGCAGGCCCCCACCGTTGACCGCCATCGCGTCGAAATCATAGCCCGAGGGAATGGCCCTCGAACCTGACTGGAAGTTCAAGCTCCAAGAGCTCGATCCGACGCGCACAAAGCGGCTGAACGAGATTCTCGATTTCCTGCGGGCGCTGAGCACCGACGACATCGCTGGTTTGCAGGCGGCACTCGATGAGCTTGAGGCGACGATCGAGGGGCTCGGCGCGTTGGCCACCAAGGACACGGTGAACGACGCGGACTGGTCCGGCGCCGATCTGGCAATCGCCAATGGCGGCACTGGCGCAAGCACTGCCGCTGCAGCGCGATCCAGCCTTGGTGCACTCGCCGCAGCCAGCCCCACGTTCACGGGGACGATGCTCGGTACCGATGCCCAACTCACGGGTCAGATGCGGGCGTCCGTGCTTGAGGCTGACAGCCGGGTCGAAGTGAACGGCACGAAGGTGCTGGGGACTCAAGGAGCGGCCATCGCGAACGTCGCAACGGCAGCGGCCGCTCCGACCCAGGCGGAGTTTAACGCGCTGGTCACGGCTTTCAACGCGAGCCTCGCTAGGTTGCGCGCTCACGGGCTCATCAACACCTGATGCTCGACGGCCTGACCCTGACCCCCGACGACCTGGCAAAGATCGACACGCTACCCATCGAGCAGATCCGCGAGCTGGAGAAGCTGATCGATGCTGAGAAGCGCGCGGGTGAGGCTAAGGCACACATGCAGCGGTATGCCGCTATCGCCGGAGAGTTTCCAAGCGCGATCGAGCGTTGGCCCATCGACTTCGGCCCCGCCCTGCGTTGGAAGGCGCGGGTTGCCCCGCTGCTGGCTGACGATGAGCAGCTCGCCGCCGGCGCCAAGCTCTACTACCGCGACAAGCCCAAGGACTTCATTCGGCACTGGTGCGTCACCTATGACCCGCGAAACGCTGGAAGCGATGTTCCCACGAAGCTGCCGTTCTTGCTGTTCAAGCGTCAGGACGACCTGATCGACTTCCTGATGGCCTGCCTCAAGTGCGAGGAATCCGGTCTGATCGAGAAGGCCCGCGACATGGGCGCGACCTGGGTGGCCTGCGCCTTCTCCGTCTGGCTGTGGCTCTACTGGCCCGGTGCGGCGATCGGTTGGGGCAGCCGCAAGGAAATGTACGTCGACAAGATCGGCGACCCCGACAGCATTTTTGAGAAGATGCGCGTCATCATCCGCGCCCTACCCGCTTCGCTACTGCCGGCCGGGTTCAATCCTGTCGACGACATGCCGTACATGAAGATCGTCTCGCCAACCGGAGCGACAATCACCGGAGAAGCAGGCGACAACATCGGCCGCGGCGGTCGTAAGCTGCTATATTGGAAGGACGAATCCGCCCACTACGAGCGGCCTGAAAAGGTCCAAGCTGCGCTCGACGACAACACCCGCGTCCAAATCGATATTTCCAGCGTCAACGGCATCGGCAACGTGTTCCACCGCCGACGCATGGCCGGCAAGGATTGGCAAGGCGAGCCGCAGCTAGACAAGAACCGCACCGCCGTGTTCGTCATGGACTGGCGCGACCACCCCGGCAAAGACCAAGCTTGGTACGACGGCAGGCGGGCGAAAGCCGAAGCCGACGGGCTGCTCCACGTCTTCGCGCAAGAGGTCGAACGTAGCTACTCCGCGTCGGTCGAAGGCACAATCATCCCTGCAGAATGGGTCACGTCGGCCATCGACGCGCACAAAGTCCTCGGCTTCGACGACAGCGGCGGTTGGTGCGGCGGGCTCGACGTTGCGGACGGCGGCGGCGACAAGAATGCGCTGGCGCTGCGCAAGGGCGTCATTCTCAAGTCGGCCGAAGCATGGGGCGCGCGGGACACCGGCGAAACAGCGCGCCGGTCGGTGTCAGCCTGCGAGGGTCTCGGCGGGATCGACCTGCAGTACGACAGCATCGGCGTCGGTGCCGGCGTCAAAGCCGAAACGAACCGGCTCGAGGACGAGGGGCTCCTGCCTCCACTCATGCGCATGGTGCCGTGGAACGCCGGCGCCTCGCCGTTGGACCGCGATGAGCCGATCATCCCCGACGATCGCGACAGCCCGCTCAACAAGGACTTCTACGACAACCTGAAGGCTCAAGCGTGGTGGACCATGCGCGGCCGCTTCGAGCGCACGCATCGCGCGGTGCAGGCGGTTCGTGACGGGCAGCCGAACCCGTACGATCCTGAGGACCTGATCAGCCTGCCCTCGGACCTGCCGCATTTGCACGAAATCCAGAAGGAGCTGAGCCAGCCCACGGCGAGCCGCAACAGTCGCATGAAGCTGATCGTCGACAAATCCCCCGAGGGCACTCGCTCTCCCAACCTGGCGGACGCGATCATCATGGCATTCCATCCAGCGCAGGGGCTGCGGCCCGTCTTCACCGTCACGCCTGTCGATATCCAGACCGACCTGATGCCCGTCCCTTCGATCTGGCGGCGGGCTTATGCCATGCGCGTTGAGAGCGACCGGACGTGCGCGCTGTGGGCTGCATACGATCCCGCGTCCGACGTGCTCTACATCACCGCGGAACACAGCCGGCAGTTCGCCGACGTCCAGACCAACGCGTTGGCGATCAAGGCCCGTGGCGAGTGGATGCCGGGTTGGGCCGACATCGACGCATCGAACAGCAAGGACGAGATGCAAGTCCTCGCTTCCCTCCATGCGGCCAAGCTCAAGGTGATGCCGGCGGACAAGTCGGTCGAAGCAGGCGTCGGCGATATGCAGCAGCGCCTCGCGACAGGCCGGCTAAAGGTGTTCTCGACCTGCACGCAATTTCTCAAAGAATACCGCAGCTACCGGCGCGATTCCGATGAGAAGATCACGGGTGGCGGGCTCATGGATTGCGCCCGCCAATTGTGCCGTCCGCACGCGATCAAGCGCATGGTTGTCAAGCCGTCTGAGAAAATCATAGCCCCAAGGAGGGCGCCGGTTGGCGACCCGACTGCGGGCTACTGATGAGGCACGGATGAACCTTCGCGATCCGATGAATGCAGCGCGTCGCATGTTCAGCGATCCGCTCACTGTGCCGATGATCGGTGGCCTGCTGACCCAGGCTGGCGGCGCTTTGAAGCAGGCAGCTGGTGGATTGCCGCGGCAGGACAAGGCGGCACAGTACCGCTCCGTTCCACCTCAGCCACAAGCCCCGGCCGGGAACCCGCCTGCCGTAGCGCAAGCAACACCGCCCGCACCTGGTACCGCGCCCGAACCAACGCCCGTAGCTGCTGAGCCGCCTTCGCCCCAGATGGTCTACGACACCGAGTTCCGTCGCCAGATCCGTGAACGCTTCCAGCGCCAGCGCGCGTTGGGGAACCGCTAATGGCCACTGAGCTGAAGCCATGCCCGTTCTGTGGCGGTGAGGCGGCGTTGGGCGGCGGGCCGGATGGTGCATTCGTCAACTGCACCGACTGCCTTGCGTCGACGAACGTTCTGCATCCCCATGGCGATACGGACGACGAGGCTATCGCTGCGTGGAACACGCGCCACAAGGAAGCGAACTGATGGCCACTGCCCCGCTCCCGGCCGATCGCAGCCTCGAAGTCGTCGGCGGCGCAGAAGCTGCCGAGAACCGCGTCATCGAAGCGTCTCAGTCGATCATCAACGAGATCAGCAAGACCTTCCAGGAGGTCTACCGCGCTCGCCTGCCTATCGAAACCCGCTGGATGGAAGACCTGCGCAACTTCCATGGCAAGTATTCCGAACGCATCGAGACCGACCTGACAAAGGCCGAGCGCTCGACCGTGTTCGTGAACCTGACGCGGCAGAAGACGAACGCATGGGAAGCACGGCTGTCCGACCTGCTGTTCCCGACCGACGACAAGAACTGGGGCGTGAAGCCGACCCCGACGCCGCAGCTCGTCGAGGCGGCGAAGAACGCAATGGCGCAGGCCAAGGACCAGGTCGAGCAAGCCAATGCAGCCGTGGCCGCCGGGGATCCTCGCGCCGAGATTATAGCGCAACAGGCCGACGCCTTCGCCAAGACCGCTGTAGATAGCGAAGCCGAGATCGCGGAATCGAAGAAGCGCGCGTCGTCGATGGAACAGGTGATCGAGGATCAGCTGATCGAATCCGACTACGCCACTCGGTGCCGCGACATCATCGCCGATGGCTGCCGGCTCGGCACAGGCATCCTGAAGGGGCCCGTGACGTCTTCGCGCCTTCGGCAGCAGTGGCGGCCGGACAAGCTATCCTGGCTACTGGAGCAGCTGCCTGACCCGATCCCTGAGGGTATTCGCGTCGACCCCTGGCATTTCTTCCCCGACATGTCGGCGAATGTCATCTCGGAAGCCGAGTTTACATTCGAGCGCTCGCTGCCGAGCAAGAAGGACTTGCGCCGGTTCGCGGTGAAGTTCGGCTTCAATCGGGCGGCCGTGAAGCGCCTGCTCGAGGAAGGGCCGGGCAACACCACGAGCGAGCTCGACCATCTGACCAGCATCCGCTCGCTGATCGGCGAAGGCGAGGCGATCAAGGATCGCTACGTCATGCTTGAGTACCACGGGCCGATCAGCTGCCACGACATCGCCATCCTGCTCCGCGCCATGGGCAACGAGGAAGCGGCGCGCGAGATCGAGGACGACAAGGACCCGTTCGAAGAACACCGGGTCATCATCCACTTCATCGGCAACGAAGTGCTCAAGATCGCTCCGGACTATCCGCTCGACAGCCAAGAGACGCTCTACAGCGTCTGGAACTTCGAGAAGGGCGAGACTTCGATTTTCGGCTACGGCGTGCCCTACTTGGCGCGCGACCCGCAGAAGATCATCAACGGCGCCACCCGCATGATCATGGACAACGCGGCGCTGTCAGTCAGCGGCCAGATCCTGATCAACAAGAGCGCGGTCGAACCGGAAGACGGGACCTGGGGGCTGCGGCCCTACAAGGTCTGGCTGATGGATTCGACGATGCTCCAACAGTCGCCGATCCCGCCATTCCAGATCGTGCCCATCCCGAACAACCAGACGCAGCTCGGCGGCATCATCGAAATGGGCCGCGCGTTCCTCGACGAGCAGGTCTCGATGCCTCAGATCGCTCAGGGCGAGCAGGGTTCCACCAGTCAGACGCTCGGCGGTATGTCGATGCTGTTCAACTCGGCGAACGTCGTCTTCCGCCGCGTGGTCAAGTCGTGGGACGACGAGTTGACTAAACCGACGATCCGTCGGTTCTACCACTGGAACATGCAGTTCAACCCGGACGACAGCATCAAGGGCGATATGCAGGTCGATGCCCGCGGTTCCTCGGTGCTGCTGGTGCGCGAGATCCAGTCCCAGAACCTGATGGCCGTCATGACCAACTGGACCGTCCACCCGGTCATCGGCCCGTGGGTCACACCCAAGGTCCGCGAGGGCCTGGCGAAGACGCTCCAGACCATGATGATCGACCCTGCCGACATGCTCGTCACGCAGGACGAGTACAACAAGGCGATGGCCGACGCCGCTGCGGCACAGGCTGAAGGTGGTGGCGAGGATCCCGAACTGGCCGGCAAGATGAAGCTGGCCGAGTTCGAGCGCGAGACGAAGCAGCTGGTCCTGGCGAGCGAGCGCGAACTGAAGCTGCTCGAGCTGGGCCTGCGCGAGAACCTCTCGCTGGCGCAGATCGAGGCCGCACTTGAGGGCAAGCGCATCGACGTTGGCGCCAAGGAGCGGATGCACGCGGCGAACATCGGGGTCGAGGAGCAGCGACGCCGCGCGGCCGAAGCCGTGGGCACACCGCCGCAAGAAGCTGTTGGCGTGGGAGTTGGGTGATGATCACCGCCCAAAGCGCCGACTGGCCCGATACGAAGGCTAAACTCCTGGAGCAGATCGAAGCAGGTCGCGACCTACTCGAGCGCACCCAAGACGCGACCATGGCTGCCGAGCAGCGCGGCGCGATCCGTGCCCTGCGCAAGTTCATCGACACGGTGGAGGCGAAGGCCAAGCCGAGCGAGCCCACCCCTGGCTACAATTGACGTATCTTCCCCCCTTGACAGGAGATTTTCGCGTGAGTGATACAGAGGCTGTCGTTGCAGAAACCGACGACAAGACCGAGTTCGACAACGCGTTCAAGTCGATCACTCGCAAGAAGCTAGGGCTGCCCGAGAAGGCCCCCGAAACCGAAGGCGAAGTCGACGAACCGGAAGCGGATAAGGAAGGGTTGAGCGACACCGCTCCCCCGCAGGACGTAGCCGCGGAAACGCCAGCTGCTGAAGAGACAAACGACGATATTTGGGCCGGGGCTGATCCGCGCCTGCGTGAAGCCATCGAGGTAGAGCGCAAGGCACGGGAGAAAGCCGAGAACTTTGCCCGCACCCAGACCGGTCGTCTGTCGCAAGCCAACCAGCGAATTGCCGAGTTCCAGGCCAAGTACGAGAAAGTGCAAGGCAAGAGCGAGGCGGCCTCAACCGAGGCAGAAGTAGCTAAGGCCGAAGACGATCTGGCGAAGCTCCGGGAAGATTATCCCGATTTCGCCAAACTGGTCGAGAAGGTCGAGACCGCTGACAGTCGGTTGAAGAAGCTGGATGAGGTCGAGCAGGAACGCGAAAGCGAACGTGTGAAGGCCCTGCTCTTGGGCAACCAGGAGAAGCTTGCGGAAGCGCACCCGGATTGGGCGGAGGTCCGCGAAGGCGGGTCTCGTTCGGCAGAGTTCGTCGATTGGTATCATCGCCAACCTGCGTACGTGCAGGCCGCGATCCAAACCAACGCCGCCAACATCGTCGACCCGGATACGGTCGCGGACATTCTCACGCGCTTCAAGGCTGAAACAGCGCCAGCGCAAGAAGAACCCGAACCCACGCCGGACACGAGTTTAGCCGCACGTCGAGAGCGGCAGCTTGAAGCAAGTCGAGGGGTCAAGGCGAACGCTCCGGTCATCACTGGCCAGACACCAGCTTCCGACTTCGAGAGCGAGTTCAAGCGGCAGGTCGCGGCGCGCAAGAAAGCAGCCAATCGATAGAGCCGGAGGCCTGATCCTCCCGCTCTTGGGGGGACAGTAAAATGGCCAACGGAGTTATCACGTACGGCGATCTCTCGCCGCGCACCGCCGCCTGGGCATCCACCGAGATGCTCGAGAACGCCGACAACGTGCTCGTCCTGTCGAAGCTCGGTGCCACGCGCGCCGTGCCGAAGAACAGTGGCGATACCGTCAAGTTCCGCCGCTACGTTCCGTTCGAGGTTTCGACCGTGCCGCTGCAGGAAGGCGTCACGCCGAACCCGCAGATGATGACGCACGAGGACGTCGTCGCGCAGCTGAAGCAGTACGGCAACTTCACTATCCTGTCCGACTGGATACAGGACACCCACGAAGACCCCATCCTGCAGGAAGTGACCCGCGAAATGGGTCGCCAGGCTGCCGGCTCGGCGGAGCAGGTCGTCTACAACGCCATCAAGGGCGGCACGAGCGTGATCTACGCAAACGGTGCGAACCGTGCGGCAGTCAACACCGCTGTCACCCTGAACAAGCTGCGGAAGGCTGCTCGTCAGCTCTACAGCCAGAAGGCGCAGAAGATCACTCGCATCCTGGACTCGTCGCCTGATTACGGCGTGTCCTCGGTCGAGGGCGCTTATGTGGTCGTCTGCCATTCCGACTGTATCGCAGACGTTCGCGGCCTCGCCGGCTTCACCTCCACGGCCGACTACGGCACCCGTCGCCTCATCAGCCCATACGAGTTCGGTGCGGTTGAGGACTTCCGGTTCATCGCTTCCCCTGACCTGGCTCCGTGGGAAGATGCCGGCGGCGTTGCGGGCACCATGAAGTCGACCACCGGCACCAACGCCGACGTCTATCCGATGCTGATCTTCGGCCAGGATGCGTTCGCGGTCGTTCCGCTGAAGGGCGCCAACTCCCTGACGCCGATCGTCAGCAACGCCCGTGCTTCGGAGAGCGACCCGCTCGCTCAGCGCAGCACCGTTGGTTACAAATTCGCCATGACCGCGACCATCCTCAACGAGCTGTGGATGGTCCGCCTCGAGGTCGCCGTAACCGCTCTGTGATGACGACGGGGAGCTCCTTCGGGGGCTCCCTGTTCGTGTTCCAATTCTAGGGGAAATACCATGGCTAACGAAATTGCCCGCAACTCCCAGGACGGCACTGGTGCCGTCATCGATATCCGGCTTGGCTTCGTTCCTGACTACGTGAAGGTGGTCAACATCGAGTCTCCTACGATGGAGCAGCTCGAATACTATCGAGGCATGCCTGCGGCCAGTGCTCGCAAGGGCGTCGTCGGCGGCAACGCCACTAAGATCACCACGAACGGCATCACGCTGCTTACCGGTGGCCCGCTCCCTGATGGCTTCCGCATCGGCGCGGATGTCGACGTCAACGTCCTTGGCGAGACGCTCGTCTGGGAAGCCCATCGCGGCGGTTGGTAATCCTGAGGGAGGCTTTCGGGCCTCCCTCTCTGTTTCAGGCATCCGATTGAGAGGATAGCATCATGGCCAAGAAGTCAGGCACCCGCCTCACCATCAACGATCCGAACCGCGCCGGTAAGGTGAAGTTCTCGATCAACGGTGACATCACCGAACTGCCGGTCGGCACCGAGACCACCGTCGACAACGACGACGTGTTCTTCGCCCTCGAAGATTCCGGCATCAAGTTTCAACTCGCCGAAGGCCAGTCCGCTCCTGAGCGGCAGGCCGGGGCTGCGGATGCTCCGGGGGGACGCACCGCAGCCCCCACCGAGACTACGCCCGACAACGAGGGCATGAACGCGGCCGGAAGCCGCACGAGCGTCACCGAGGCCAACTCGGCGGACCAGGGCGATGGAACGAGCTCGGCCGGCGACACCGCTGGCGATGACGGCGAGCCCAACCTGCTGGACAACAGCATCGACGATATCGTTGCTGGGCTCGACGGCCTGAGCCGTGAGGAGATCGAGCAGCTCAAGACGAACGAGACTGCTGGTAAGAGCCGCAAGGGCCTCCTGACCGAGCTCGATCGCCGTCTCGCTGACGAGGAGCTGAAGTAACCATGCGTAAGGTCCCCCTGAACGAAGCGAGCGATGCACAGCTCCGCGCCTTCCTCACTGCTCAGCAGGTGGAAGGCGTGGGCGGTGCTCGCAATCGCCCCGAACTGCTCGCCCTCCTGACACCTGTCTGGGACCAGAGCTACATCTTGGCCGAAGCCGAGGCGCCACAGGAAGACGCAGCTCAGTCTGAGCGCGCTCATCCGACCAGCGTCATCGACTACACCAACAGCGCCGCATACAGTCAGGACCCGGTTGTCGAACTGACCATCGGGCAATCCTCGCTCGTGGGCGGCAAGCATCCCGCCACCCCTTCGGTGAACGGCAAGACGCTCGTTATCCAGCGTGGCGTCAGGGTGAAGGTGCCGTATCGTTTCTACCTCGACTTGCGCGATAGCGAGCGGGTCGAAACAGATGACAAGATGAACGGTACGTCGGTAACGGCCTACCCCCTGACCATCCATCGATTGCCTTCGGACGAAGAGGTCGATGCATGGTTCGAGGCGACGAAGGATCTTGAGATCGCCTGATGTCGACGTTCCTCCAGCTTTGTGAGGACGTCGCCCGTGAAAGCGGCGCCGCTGGCCGCGCTCCCGTCTCTGTCGTTGGGCAGACCGGGCGCGCGGCCAAGGTCGTTGATTGGGTCCGCGATGCTTGGATCGAGATTCAAAACCAGCGCGATTCCTGGTCGTTCCTGCAAGGGGAATGGACCGGTACGCTGACACCCGGCACTGCGGTCTATACCGCGGCCTCATTCGAAATTCCGCGCTTTGCCCGTTGGGGCGGCGACACTCCTGTCTCGCGCTCTGTCACTCTGCGCGATCCTGACCAGGACGCGGGCCAAGAAGCCCCAATCACACAGCTGACCGACCCTGACTGGCGCCGCCGGTATTTCGTCGGCGCGCACGCTCAGGGGCGCCCGGTTCACTACGCGATCCTGCCCGACGATTCGATCGCTTTCGGTGCCACGCCGGACAAGGCGTACCTGATGCGCGGCGAGTACCGGAAGTCGCCACAGATCCTCGAGGCGAACGGTGACATCCCCGATATGCCCGAGCGCTTCCATCGCGCGATTGTCTGGCAGGCCATCATGTTCATGGCGGAGCACGATGAAGGCGCGTTTGCGATCCAGACAGCGCAGCGTCGGCTCAATCCGATCATGCACCAGATGCACCGCGACCTGTTGCCGCGGATGACCTTCTCTGCCGTGCGGCCTCTGGCGTAATGCCTCAGCAAGCGACAGCCATTGCGCTGGGCGGCGGCCTCGACCTTGTGACGCCCGCCATCGCGGCGTCGCCTGGGCACGCCATTGCTGCGCTGAACTACGAGCCCGTGGCCGGCGGCTACCAGCGAATGCAGGGCTTCGAGCGCTTCGACGGGCAAGTCTCTCCTACTGACGCTTACGATGCTGTGATCGGTGGAGGCGGGACGGTCTCTGCCGCCCAAGCCGCTATGTCGGCGGCCCGCGCTGCGATCGACCCTGTACCTGGTGTGGGGCCAATCCTCGGGGTCTGGTTCTTCGATGGGTGCGTGATCGCGTTCCGCAACAAGGTCGGCGAAGCCGAAGCAGGAATGTACCGCTCCAGTCCTACAGGCTGGGAAGAGGTCGAGATGCCAGAGCCCGGCACCGGCGGCGGTGGCGGCAGCGGCGTCGGAGACGAGTACACGACGGTCTACTACGGCACGATCGAGGCCTATCCTTCTTTTGGCGGCAACCCGCCCGCAAACGGCGAGTCTATCGTGGGCTCTACCAGCAGTGCGTCGGGTGAGGTTGCGGAGGTTTCGGCCGTCAAGGCGCTGACGAAGAACGGGCTCTCGTTCGAGCGAGTAGCGCTGGCCATCAACTCATCGAGCTTCAAGCAGGGTGAGCGCGTGACGTGGCCGGGCGCTGGATCGGGCGTACTGAGCAGCTTCTACCCGGTGATCATCACGGCCGGGTCGCCCTTCGCCGAAGAGGAGCCGGAAGAACCAGAGGAGCCGGTAGACCCCGGCCCCGTATTGCCGCCGAACGGTCGCTACAGCTTCATCACACACAACTTCTACGGCGCTGCCGACATGCGCGCGATGTACGCCGTGAGCGGGGTCCACCCTGCCATTTCGTACGATGGCGACGAGGTAACGGTCATCCGAACCGGCATGACGGTCGACCGTCCGCATCGCATCGCGGTCCACAAACAAGCGTTGGTGCTCGGCTTCCCTGGTGGCTCTACACAGATTTCGGCGGTCGGCAGCGCTGGCAGCTTCGATCCGGTGCTTGGCGCCAGCGAAATCGCAATCGGCGACGAGATCGTCGACTACATCCCGAACGTGCAAGGGGCGCTGGCCATCCTCGGCGCCAACAGCATTGCCATGCTCTACGGCAACGATGCTACCGACTATCTGCTGCAGACCCTCTCCGACGAGGCGGGCGCCTTGCCCTACACCGCGGAGAAGATGGGCACGCCGATCTACATGGATAATCGTGGCGTCCGTTCCCTGTCGACCACGCAGAACTTCGGCAATTTCCGGCTCGGAACCATCTCGACGCGGATCCAGCCCCTGCTCGACAGCCTCAAGGCGCAGGGCGTCACGCCCTCGGCAGCCTGTCGCGTTCGCACGAAGGACCAATACCGGCTGTTCTTCGACAACGGCTACGGGCTTACCTTCCACATGGGTGGCCGTGATCCGCAGATACTGCCGTTCAATCTCGGGATCGCGATCACCAGCGTGTGCTCGATCGAGAAGGACGACACGACGGAGGCGGTCTTCGCTGGCGGCGAGGACGGCTACATCTACCAACTCGAGAAGGGCCTTAGCTTCGACGGCGCACCGATCGACTATTACCTACGCCTGTCGTTCAACCATGCCGGTGCCCCGCAGATATGGAAGCGCTGGCACCGTGTGATCGCCGACTGCGAGAGCCCTGCCCCGGCCACCCTGCGGCTGTCCTACGAGTTCGACTACGGCAACTCGAACGTGCGGCCGAACGTAGCGGACGTGTTCACGATGCCGACCAGTGGCGGGCAATGGGACGTCAGCGATTGGGACGAGTTCACCTGGGACGCGCCGATCGAGGGGCAGGCTGAAAGCTACCTGGACGGTTTCGGCAAAACGATGTCGATCATGTTCGCGGGTTCCTCCGCGACCGAGCCGCCGCACCTGCTGAAGTCGGTGACGATCTTCTATTCGCCGCGGGGGGCTTCGCGATGAGCAACGACTACTTCGCGCACGAGAACCTCGACTCCTTCACCACAGCGCGGGCCGCTGATGTGAACGCGATCGGCCAGGCAGTTGAGGCGGCGTTCGACCTGCTGCCCTCGCCTGCGATCATGCGGCGCCGGAACATCGACACTGTCGCAGCCGGCGGCAGCGCAGACACCATCACCGTCACCTCCGGGTACAGCATCCCGGCTTACGTGCTGGGGCAGCAGGTGTCATTCGTCGCATCCGCCGACAACACAGGGCCGGTCACGATCAACCTTGATGGCTTGGGTGCGAAGCAGGTTGTCAGCGCGGACGGCTCTCCGTTGGCCGCTGGCGACATCCTCGATGGGCGGATCTACGAATTGCGCTACGACGGCGCTGCCTTCCAGATGCTGGCGGGTAGTGGTGGGAGTGGTGGCAGCGAAGCGACTGAGGCGGCTATCGCGGCGGCTGCGGCGGCCTCCGCCAGTGCTACGGCTGCTCAGGGCTATGCGGCGGCGGCACAGGGTTCGGCCGCGACCGCAGCTGGCTACGTTGGCTCCCTTGATGCGTCAGTTGCCGCGGCAGAGGCAGCAGAAGCCGGCGCTCTGGCCGCTCAAGCGGCAGCAGAAGCGGCTGCAGATGCGGCCGAAGGGGCGCTCGACGGCTCGAACTACATTCGCAAGACGGGTGGCGGTGCTCAGAACATCGACAATGCGCTCGATGTGGATGGCACCCTCTCGCAGAACGGTACGCCTGTGTCGCTCGCGGGCCATACCCACGCCATCTCCGATGTGCTCGGATTGCAGGACGCACTCGACGACGTGTCGGTCACCAACGCGGCCGTCAACGCCGCCATAGCTGCTGACCCGGCCGCCACGCTGGACGCACTCGGCATTGAGAGCGGCGGGAGCGGCACCCCCACAACCGAGGCCGACATCCGAGCCGGCACCGGCGACGGCTACATAACGCCCGAGCTGATGTCAGCAGCGGCGGCTTATGTCCCGCTAGCCGATGCAGCTACGATCGCGGTCAATTGGGCGGCATTCGAGAATGCCCAGGCCACGCTCACTGCGAACCGCGTGCTCGGCAACCCAACGAACGGCTTTCCTGGCGAGCGCACAATTCTACTCAAGGGCAACACCACGACCGCGCGCACACTTACGTTCGGCGCGAACTGGAAGGGGCAGTTGCCGACGCTGAACAAGATCAGCTCAACGACGTGGTATCTACTCAAGGTCGAATGGGTGGACACCGACCACTTCTCTGTGGTTTCGGCGGTTCAGGTCAGCGGCCCGACCTTCCCCATGGTCTCGATGACCGCTGCGACCGTAGGTTCGATCGGTACCGGCTACGCCCGCTCAGGCAGTTCTATCGCAACGGCTTGGGGCGCAAGTGGCGGGACCTTGTCGGGTTCATTGCTGGCCGGAACCACCACAGACGCGGTCATGTACACCTCAGGCAATGGGCTCATCTACCTCGCCGGGAATCAACTGACCGCTCTGGCTGGAGCATCGGGCATAGTGGTCAACGGAACGACGCTTCCGTTCGACAGCCCCCCCACATTGGAGAGTGGAAACACCAAGATATTCATCACTCCGATGACCTTCACTGCCGGGCTCACCTATACCCTGCAGTTCGCTTAGGAGGCCGCCTTGCCCATCGTCCGCGAAATCGAAACTGGTGTGTTCGAAGAGATCATCGGGAACCCGACTGTCGACAGCTTGGACGGTGAGACACGCGCCACGTTGGAGACCATCTGCCACCACAGCTGGACTGAGGCTGAGCGCGCTGCGTTCGGCATCTACATGGTCGATCCGGCAGAAACGCTCGCCGGCCATGAAGTCCTGTCACGCTCATTCCAGCGGATCGACGGCGCGGTGACGGAAGTGCTGGTGATGGCGCTCGTTACGCCCCAGGTCGTCTCACCGCTCCAGATGCGCAAAGCCCTTCGCGCCGAGGGCCTGATGCCTGACGTGTTGGCGTTCCTCGAGACGCAGACCGAGGAAGTCAAAGAGGCGTGGGAGTACGCCTCGGAAATCCACCGCGACAATGAGTTGATCGGCATTGCTGCGACTGCACTTGGACTATCAAGCGAGCAGGTCGATGACCTCTTCAGGCTCGCAGCCACCATGTAATTCGACGCCGCGAATCCCCCCGTTGCGCTCGCCTTCGAGAAAATCATAGCGTCACCGAAAGGGGGTCGAAATGGCGTCTGCTTACGCGAAAAACTACCAGTTCGACGATGATGTCGCGAAGGGCGTTCAAGGCCTGATCGCGGCCAACAGCCCCCTCATGCAGCAGGCCAACCAGCGCGGGCTCAACACGGCCAACGCGCGGGGTCTGCTCAACTCGAGCATCGCGGCCGGAGCAGCCCAGGGCGCCGTCATGGATCGGGCGGTTCCGATTGCTACCGCGACTGCCGGGTTCAACAACGCGAAGAACCTGCAACTCGCCGGCATCGCGGCGCAAGGTGATCAGCAGAAGGCTGACATCGCGGCGCAGATGCAGCGTCTGACCACCCAGGCCGGGTTCAACAAGGAACTCGCCTCGATGGACATCAGCGCTCGCATGACGATGCAGCAGAAGGACATCGCGGCGCAGGCGAACAACCTGAAGACGGCGAACGACGCTGAGATGGCTCGCCTGACAGCCTCGATGGCGAACGCCAACGCGCAGCAGCAGAAGGACATTCAAGCTCGCATGGACGAGCTGAAGTACCAGACTTCCTCGCAGCTGATCGCGCTCGACAAGCAGTACCAGAACGCCAGCGCCCTCCAGTCCCAGGGCAGCCAGCAGCAACTGCAGAACACCCTCGCCCAGATCACGGCGCAGGGCGATCAGAACATGCGGACCCAGGCGGCTTCGATCCAAGCGTCGATGGCTGAGCTGCAGGCGAACTTGGCGGCCGGCGATCGGGGCCGTGCGCTTGACGCCGCGGCAGGTCTGCACAGCACGTCGCAGCAGTTGATCGCGTCGATCACTGCGAATCCGAACATCCCGGCCGCCGAGCGCCAGAAGTGGATCCAGTTTGCCCAGCAGCAGGCTTCGATCGGGCTAAACCTCGTCGAGCAGATCCAGGGCGTGAACCTGAACTACGGGCAGACCACTGGCGGATTGCTGGCGCCATGATCCGCGCCGCCACCTTCCGCGACATTCCCGAGATCGAGACGATGATTGGGGAGATGCTGGCTGCGTCGAAATACGCGGCCCGGATGAAGCTGTGCGCCAAAGATATGCGCCAATTTTGCATGGGCCTCTGTCACCAGCAGCGCAGCCCCCTCGCCGGCGGCTCGTTCCTGCGGATCGCGGAGAAGGCCGACACAACCGTCGCTTTCATGGCTGGCGTGTTGCAGCCGGTCTACTTTGTAGGCGATCGGCTCGAAGCGATCGACGTCTTCCTCTACGCGCGCCCGAACGCTGGTTCGGCAGCTTCGCGGCTGATCGATGAATACATCGCTTGGGCAAGCGCGCACCCAAAAGTCATCGAGATCAAGCTGAGCTGGACCGACGCCCTCCCCGGCGCCGCGAAAGTGGGCAAGCTCTACCAGCGCAAAGGCGCGTCACTGTCCGGCGAGTTCTACGAGATCACGCCTGACGTTTCCCAGGAGGTGGCGGCGTGAGCGGTCTACTGCGCGGTATCGGCAAGGTCTTTAAGAAGGTCGTCAAGACCGTCGTCAAGATCGCCCCCTACGCCCTGGCCGCCGCGGCGGTTGTCTTCACTGGCGGTGCGGCGCTTGGCGTCCTTCCTACCTTTGCCGGAGCGGTAGGCTCCGTAGTTGGGAGTATCGGCCTATCTGGAGCTGCGGCAGGCGCCTTGACGGGCGCCATTACCAGCGCAGGATTTGGTGCGGCGGCGGGCGGAGTGCTCGGCGGCAAGAAGGGCTTGAAGCAAGGCGCTCTGATGGGCGCGGTTGCGGGCGGTGCCCTCGGCGCGATGAGTCCTGCTGCCTTCGGGTTCGGCCAGGCAGCGGAAGTTGCCACCGGCGGCCTTGGTGCGCCGCCGATCAGTTCTGCGGTGACGGGCGCTGGTCCGATCGCTTCGCCCGTGGGTACTGGCGCAACAGCCACTGGTGGCCTGCTCACTCAAGCGGGCGGCGGCCTTGCAACAGCAGCGGCTCCGGCGGCCTCACTCGTCAGCACTGCTCCGGCAGCGACCGGGATCATGGGCTTGCTCAATTCGAACCCGCACCTGCTGCCTTCGGTGCTGCAGGGTGTCGGTGGCGCATTGGGTGACAGCGAAGGCGACATCATCCTGCGGCGCGACCGCGAGGAAGCGGAGCGCATCGGCGGCAACTATGCCTTCCAGGGAGACTTCGCGCCGGTGGACCAGACCGTGCGGCCGAACCCGAATGAGCGCTTCTCGCCGGGCCAGTATCAATCTGCGGCACCGACCTACCGCGTCAATCCAAAGACCGGCCGCGTCGAGGCCGTCTATCCTGTCGGAGGCGCCTGATGGCCGGCCTACTTACCCCGAACAACTCCGACGCGATCGTCGCACCGCCTCCTGAGCAACCGCTTGACGAGCCTGCAGAGGCGATCGTCGGCGACGATCTGGACGAGGCTGAGCCTAACGTCTCGCAAGAAGATCAGTTGGCTTACGAGACGTTCGTAACTTCCGGCATGAAGTTGTTGTACGAAGGCGGAAAGCCGCGCCCAGGCATCCTTGCGATGCTCGACGAAGACCCGTCCGACTTGATCGCAGCGCTCGGCGAACAGCCAGAGCTTACTGCCGAAGCGTTCGGGCCGGCCGTTGCGCTCGGTGCGACCACGGCGGTCACGGTTCTCGAGGTGGTTCGCCGCAACCCGGAAGAGGCTGCCGTCGAGGGTGTCCTGATCCACGGCGGCACCGCCATCCTGGAGGACATCGCTGACCTGGCACAGACTGCGGGTATCCATGAATACACGCCGGAGGAAGTAAACAACGCGCTGCTGATCGCACTGCAGTTCTACACCGAAGCGGCGCAGGCTGAGGGTCTTTACGATCCCGAGACCGCCCAAGCCGATTTGGCGGAGATGCAAAGCGCCGACCAGGAAGGGCGGCTGTTCGACATGATCCCGCAGCTCAAGCAGTTTTCTGGAGGCGAGCGGTGAGCACAGCGCGAAAGGTACTCGGCGGGCTGCTGTCCGGCGTTGGCGTTGGCCTTGAGAAAGGCGCCCTCGCTGACATGGAAGAGCGGCGCCGTGCTGCGGAAGAAGCGCGGCAGTTGGCTCTACTCGATCGTCAGGCGGCGCTCGCCGTCGCACAGCGCACTTGGGAAGAAACGAAGCTCGAGCGGGGCTTCACCCACGACAAGGAAATGGTCGAGACACGCGCGGCCGCAGCCGTAGCGCAGAAGGCCGGCGAGCTTGAAGTGACGGAGCCGTTCAAGGAGCGCGAGTCCAAGCGCACCACTGAGCAGAACCTAACGCTGGAGCGTGAGCGGGCGGCACTGAAGCGCACCCAGGACCGCATCGACTTCCTTCAGGACAAGGCGCTCAAGTCGCAGGATCATGCGCAGGCGACATCACTGACGCTGCTGAAAGAGAAGTTGGCGGACGGCAACATCACCAGCATCCGCGAAATGGACGATGGGACGGTCGTCGGCATCACTCCAAGCGGCAAGGTTTTCGAGCCGACCACGAGCGACGGGCGCCGGGTGACCGCTAAACCGACAGCAGCGTCGGGCGGGAGTGATCTGGACGCTCTGCTTGGCGGTACCGGCCCGGCAGCAAGCGCCGCTCCGGCCACCACCAGCGCCCCGGCTACGGGCAGTAAGACCATGACGCCGGAAGACATCGCCGCAACAGCTGAGGCGCGTGGTATCTCCAAGGCTTCGGCGCAGCGCATACTGGAGCAGCTCGGCTACAGGCTGGCGAGCTAACGTGGCCGGCCGTGACCTGCTGGCAGGGACCAGCGCCGCCGACTTGCGTCGCTTCACCCCAGGGCGCGACTTGCTGGCGGGGGCTTCTGCGGAGGAACTGCGCCGGGCTGCTGCTGAACTTGAGGAAGAAGCGCGACGTGAACGCGCGCGTGCCGAGAACATCCGGCGCGGGGGCCTCAATCAGCCTGCAATGGCCGATGCCGGCGGACTCACGGTCACGGCGGCCACACCCACGGCCGCTGACGCACAGGTTCGCCGAGGGCTTGGCATCCAGACGCCGCCAGCACGTCGCCAGCCCCCGCCAGCGGAAACGACCGAGCGCCTGGGCCTCGATCGGGCTCCGCAAGCGGACATCGTAGAAGCGCGGCGGGATATCGAGGCCGACAAGCCGAAGTACCAATCGTTCGGCAGTGCAATTCTCGCCGGGCTCGACGACCTTGGCATGCTGACATCGTCGGCTTTCGAAGCAGTTGGCGAGGTGATGGGTGCTGATGCGTTGGCGAGCGCTGGCCGACGCGGGCGTGAAGATTTCTCGGAAGCCGCTGTGGCGCATGGGCCTCGCGGCTCATTTTCCGACATCGAGACGGTAGGCGATGCGCTCGCGTGGGCGCGGCAGGGCGCGGGCAACCTCATACCCGTGATGATTCCCGGCATCGCAGGCGGTGCTGCTGGCGCTGTCGGCGGGACGATCGGGGCTGTGGCTGGCGCATTTGTGCCGAGCGCTGCGCTTGGCGTGGGCGAAGTGCAGGCCGGGATGAAAGAGAAGGATCCGGACGCCGAGGCCGATGGATGGGTCTTTGCTGGGGGCACGGCCATTGGCGCGCTCGATAGCCTGCTGCCTGGCCAGATCGGCGGCAAACTGCTCGGTAAGTTCGGACGTGAAGCGGCGGAAGAGATTGCCCTTCGCGCCATGCTCCGGCCAGCCACTCGAACAATGGTCGAGGGTGGCAAGGGCGCGGCCCTGGAAGGGCTGACCGAATCCCTGCAAGAAGCGATCGGCGAAGTTACCGCCTCGCTGGCGGCCGAGAAGAAGATCAATTGGGAGGCGCTGCCCGAGCAGATGCTGGAGGCCGGTGCGCTAGGCGCCCTGATGGGCGGCGGCATTGGCGCAGCAACCGGGGCTGTCGAAGGTGTGAGCGACAGCCGTTCTCAGGCGGCAACGCAGCGCGCCGAGCAGATCGGCGTCAATCAGGAAGCGATGTTGCGCATGGACCCGGATACGGTCCCCAGCGTCATCAACCCCGCGCGCCCTGCTCGGCAGGCTCCTGGCCTTGTCGAAACGGCGCGCGCACCGGCTGCAACACCTGAAGATATCGCAAGCCCTATCCCGACCAGCTTCATCGAGGCCGGGCGCCAGGCTATCGCAACGGGACAAGCGCGTTCCGCCGCTGATGGCATGCTGCAGGAGAACGGCCTGCCTTACACCGGCAGCCGCGTTTCGGTGACGATCGGCGATTCCGTCGTCGAAGGTACGATCGAGGACGCCTTCACCGAGACGGACGCCGAACTTGGCGAAATCCGCGGTGTGAAGATCAGGCTCGCCGATGGCCGGCTGATGAGCGAGTCCTTCGCCGACCTGGCTGATGCAGGTGTGCAGATCGCCGCTGTCACCGAATCCCTGCCCGCCCCTTCGTCAGCAGGGACCGCGCCGCCGTCGGGAGGAACTGCGGGTGTTCCCTCACCCGTTGCCGATGGTGGCGCGGACTTCGACCTCGCCGGCTACATGGCGAAGAACCGCGCTGCCGAGAGCGGCGGCAACGACGCGGCCAAGGCTGCGACGTCCAGCGCGACCGGCCGCTACCAGTTCACAAAGGGCACTTGGCTGGACACCTATCGCAGGACGTTCGGCGATACCGGCGAGGGTGAGGCGCAGATCCTCGCCAAGCGGCTCGACGGCGCCACGCAGGATCGCGTCATGGAGACGCTGACCCGCGACAACGTGGAAGCCGTGGAGCGCGCCGGCGCAGAAGCGACGGACGGCAACGTCTACCTGGCACACTTCCTTGGCCAGGGTGGTGCGGCGTCGGTGCTTCGCGCGGATCCGAACACGCCTGTCTCTGAACTACTGACCCCGGCGCAGATCAACGCCAACAAGTCGATCCTCCAGGGCAAGACCGCCGGCGACGTGATCGCTTGGGCCGCCCGCAAGATGGGCGTAGCGGCGCCGACGCCCGGTCAAGCGACCGAAGAGGCCGCGCCGATCGTTCCGCCCGAGCAGCCCGACTATTCGTGGATGGAATCGGAGCCGGCCAACGCCGAGCCTTCCGATGTACCGGCTGAACCTGAGGGGCCGTCTCCCTTTGCTGGCGTGCGCGGGGAGATTGAGCGGCAGTTGGCGCAGGAGCCGGTGGCTGCGACCGTCCCTCAAGAGGATGCACCTGACGAAGGCCTTGGGCCCGCCTCTGTTCTAGACTTCCAGCCTCCGCAGGGTGAGCCGGGCGTGACCGTAGCAGTCGAGGACGGCGAGTTGGCTACGGCTGTCTTCCGTGACGCCGACGGCCGGGCGCAGGGTGTGGTGCAACTTCCACTGACGCCTGCAGCGCGCGAGATGACCGGAGGCGTGTCATCGTTCGTCCGACCGCAGTTCCGGCGGCAGGGGGTCGCGACGCGACTATACGATGCACTACGAGATGCAGGGCACCCGATCGATGTCGAAAGTGGATCCAGCGACCTCACTCCTGCGGGCGCTGCATTCGTCAACGCTCGGCGGGGAGTCGGTTTGCGCGACACGCCATCTGGCGATACACGAGCCCGCCTTGAGCCCACCGCCCGTGGCGTTGCGCTGATCGATGCCACCGACACCCAAATCGCCGCGATCCGCGCCGCGGGCATTAAGGTGCCCCCTGCTCGTAAGAGTGATGGCGCCCGCGTGTTCAGCGCCCAGGCTGCTGAGGCCGTGCGCTCAGTGATTGAAGCGCCGGCTACCCCCACTCCAGAACCCGCGCCTGCCTCTCCCCTGGCGGCGGCACCTGGCGGCGGGGGTTTGACCGCTCCCGCCGCCCCTTCTTCCAGCGCGCAGGACATGCTCACCTTCATCGCGCGGAACGGCGGTATCTCGCTCGACGGCTTGAATGAGCAGGGACGCAAGGCTGGCACCCTTGGCCACGACTTAGGCAACAGCGGCGCAATCCCGCGTTTCGTGCCTCGCGCCGGTGCGGTGCTGAAGAAGAACGGCCGCTCGCTCGACGAGATGGGCGAGCTACTGTGGGACGCGGGCTATTTCGGCCCGCCCGCCACTACCCCGAGACCGACGGACGGCGAGATCATCAACCTGCTCGATGAGCTCGGCCGCACCAAGCAGAAGCGCTATTCGTTCTTTGACCAGGCACCCGAAGCCCGGGTCGATCCCGCCGAATATGCAGAGCCGGCGAACGACAACGCCGACCTGATTGCGACCATGCGCGCATGGCTGCCGGAAGCTGCCGAACAGGCGCCGGAGGTGCTTGAGTACGCCGCCGATCTGGCGGTCGAGCAACAGATGCCGATCGAGCAAGCCCTGGCAATTGCCGTCGGCCGCTACGTCGATGCCACCATCGAGACGATGATTGAGGAAAACCCGGATGGCGGGTATGGAGGCCTGGATGAATACCCCCAACTCGGAATCGAAGATCGACCATCTGCGGCGGGCGGCGCTGGATTCGAAGCTGTCGGAGGAGACGCGCAAGCGAGCGTCGATCGGGGCGGCGATGATCGAGCGGCTCGAGGCGAACAAGACGAACCCGCCGGGCTAGATCGCGGCGAGGCGGTCGACCCCGCCATTGCTGATCGCCAGCGCCAGGTAGCGCAACTGCGCGCCGAGGCTCCTATGCGGGCGCGCGAGGAGCAGGATGGCACGATGGGCTTGGGCCTGTTCGATGCCAACGATCAGCCGGACCTGCTGTCCGGAACGACGCGCAACCGGCGAGCATCTGGCGTCGTGGATGCCGACGCGCCAAGTGCCGAAGCCACCAAGACCGCCCTCCGTGCTCGCCTCGCTGAGATCGGGCTCGACCGCTCCGTGGCGATCGACTTCCTGGAAACGATCTTCGCTGGCGATGACGACATTGCTGGCACTTACCGGAACGCCGCCATCACGGTGGCGATGAACGCACGCCAAGACGCGATGTTCACGCTGAACCACGAGGCCATTCATGCGCTGAAGGACCTGCGGCTGATCAAGCCGGCGGAATGGTCTGCACTTCGCAAGGCAGTGGTGGCCGATCGCCCTCTGATGGCCGATGTTGAGCGGCGCTATCCTGACCTGGATCGCGAGGCGCAGATTGAGGAAGCCGTTGCCGATCGCTTTGCTGCATGGGCGGCCGAGCGGGCGCAGGAGCGTGGCTTTATCGCCGCGGCGTTCCAGCGCATCCGTAATGTGCTCGATGCACTGCGGGACGCGCTGGGCGGATTTCCGAGCGCTGACTCTGTGTTCCGCGCGATCGAGGCTGGCCGCATCGGCAGGCGAGCGCAGGCACCGGCGAACGCTCAGACCAAGGAAAGCCGTCCTGGCAGCATCCTGGCCCGCAACGCCGCGCCTAATCCCGACACGATCGCCACAATCACTGAGGCCGCCCGCAAACTAGTCGGCAATTCCGGCGGCACCCGCGCGAAGATCGGCGCCGCCCTCGATGATTGGCGCACCGCGGCGCAAGACCGGATGCTTCCACTGCTGCGGGCTCAGGCAACGGTCGAGAAGGCAATAGGCCGCCCCCTTGCTGACCACGAGAACCCGTACCGCGCCGAGGAACTGATGAGCGGCAAGGTCGGTGCACAGCTGGAGAAGCTGGCCGAACGCTACGTAGAGCCGCTGTTCGAGGCGTTGCGCGAGACCAGCATCACCGTCGATGAGCTGGAATCGTTTCTCTACGCTCGCCACGCGCCCGAGCGGAACGCGCAGATTGCCCGGATCAATCCCGGTTTCGCGCCAGGCGAAGGCTCCGGCATGTCTGACATCCAGGCCGCCGCCATCCTGCGTCGCCTCGAGCGTAGCGGCCGGCGGGCGGACTTCGATCGGGTGGCGGCATTCGTCGACGGGATGCGCGACGAGACGCAGCGGATTCGGGTCGAGACAGGGCTGATCAGCCAGGAGCAGGCTGACGAATGGACCGCGCTCTATCCCAACTACGTCCCCCTGCGCGGCATGTCCGAATTGGTTGAAGGTGAACGCCCACGGCAAGGCCAAGGCATCAGCGTTCGGGGCAAGGAATCGAAGCGCGCTTTCGGACGCCGGTCCATGGCCGAAGACATCCTCGCCTATTCGATCATGCAGGCCGAGGAAGCGATCATTCGCGGGCACAAGAACGAGGTGGCGCAACAGTTCTATTCCCTCGCCGAGGCGGCACCGGACGAGGACTTCTGGACGCTCAACAAGATAACTGAGACCCGGAAGATCGACGAGGACACGGGGTTGGTGAAGTACGTCGCCAACAACCAGATGACCGCCGAGGACGCGCCTTTCACGGTCTCACTCAAGATCGAGGGCAAGGAGCGTCGGGTGACGCTGAACCGTGCCAATCCCGAAGCCGTCCGTGTGGCTGAGACGATGCGCCGGCTGAACGAGCCTGAGATTGCCTTCCTCACGAAAGTGGGCCTGACGATCAATCGCTGGCTCTCGATGGCGAACACGAGCCTCAACCCGGAATTCGTGATCACGAACGCCTTCCGCGATCTGCAGACCGCGCTCGTCAACGTCACGGAATTCGACGTCGACGGGATGCGGCGCGGCATCATGCGCGACTATCTGCCCGCGCTGAAGGGCTCGGCAAAGGGCATGTTCGGCCGGACCGATGGCGAGTGGGGTCGCTGGTTCCGCGAGTTCACCGACGAAGGCGGCCGGGTATATTACAACCAGGTCCAGAGCGTCGACGAGTTGCGCGCCGACATCGAGAAGCGCTTCGCCAAGATGCAGCGGCAGAGCGGCGCGCTCGCGGCGACACCCAAGGAAATGGCGCTGCAAGCCAAGGGCGCGATCGAAGCGGTCTACGGCTACATCGACCGGGTAAACTCCGGCGTCGAGAACGCCATTCGCCTCGCCGCTTACAAGAACGCGCGCGAGGCTGGCATGAGCAAGCCCGCCGCCGCGTCCCTGGCCAAGAACCTGACCGTCAACTTCAACCGCCGCGGCTCGCGCGGCACGGTCATCAATGCCCTGTACCTGTTCTACAACGCCTCGGTTCAGGGCTCCTTCCGCATCCTGACGGCCATGAAGCACAAGAAGGTTCGTCAGCTGGCCTATGGGATGGTTGCGACGGGCGCCGCGCTCGAGATGCTGAACATGATGGCCAGCGGCACCGACGACGATGACGAGCTGTTCTACGACAAGATCAGCGACTTCGATAAGTCGCGGAACCTGATCATCATGGAGCCGGGCAGCTCGCGCTACATCAAGATCCCGCTGCCCTACGGCTTCAACGCCTTCTACGCTGCCGGCCGCGCTGTCGTAGAGGCTGGGCGCGGCAAGCGCTCGAAGGCCGCTGTTTTCGGCGACCTGTTCACCACCGTGGCCGATGCCTTCAACCCGATCGGCGGCTCCGGCAACATCCTGAACATCATCGCGCCGACTGTCGTAGACCCCGCCGTCGACCTGGTGTTGAACCGGGATTACGCGGATCGCCCGATCAAGCCGGACCAGAGCCAGTACGGCCCCGAGGTTCCCGATGCGCAGCGCTATTGGGGCTCGGTCGGACCGCTATGGCAGAACATCACCGATGGGCTGACCAAACTGACCGGCGGAGACGAGGTGGTCGCTGGCGGCGTCGACGTCAGCCCTGAGACGCTCGAGTATATGTTCGGCGTTGTGGCCGGCGCCGCTGGTTCGTTCATCGACCGCTCGGCCGGCTCAGTCTGGAAGCTGATCGACGGCGATCCCGAGACAATGGTGACGCTCAACGACGTGCCCTTCGCGCGCAAGATCATCGGCACCACTCCCGACTGGTACGACAAGTCGGCATTCTACACCCGCCTCGACACGATCGATCAGACGGTCGCCGAGACGAAGCAGTACCTGGAGGGCGGCAACATCGAAGGCGCGCGAGCCTATGCCCAGGAGAACGCGACGATCCTCGGTCTGCGCGACGAAGCCAAGGTGGTGCGCAAGGAAATGAAGGACGTGAAGGCCCTGCGCTCTCAGCTTGAGGTGGCGCATAAGGACGGGCGGATTACGGACGATCAAATGGCCGACGGCAAGGCGAAGCTGGCGGAGCGCGAGACGCGCGCGATCACGGCGATGAACAAGCTGTGGAACGGGTATGTAGGGGTGGATTAGGGCACCCCGCTCCACGTCCCATCCGGATTTGGAACACACCGAGTCCCGTAGGCCCATGCTCCGTTCGGGCACATGATGCTGCGGGGTCGCTGAGCGGCGCTCTGGCGGTTGTCGATGATTACGGTCTGCGGCGCCGGGGGATTGGCCGCAATGCCGGCAGCTGCTCCGACCAGCATGGCTCCAGCATCTCCGGCGAACTGTCGATCGCGCTCGCCCTTCCAGCAACTCTCGAAGGCTTCGGTGCCGGGCTGATAGCCGGCCTTGTAGCAGATATTGCGGGCGCTTCCTGGCGCTCCCGTTGCGCAGCCTGCGATCAGAAGAGCCGCTCCAACCACCCAGATTACCCGCTTCATCAGCCCGCTCCCCCTCCCTGAGATTCGCCCGGCATACACCGGCGCGCCCTGGCACCAAACCGACTTGCGCGGCCTCTCCGTAAAATCATAGCCCTAGGTCTCTGCTGGGCACCCCCCCTGCCTCGCTCACCCGCTGGGGAGGTGTCTGTGCGTCTTGGTCAAGTACGTGTGTCGGGACCGCAGCAATGCTGATCGCGGGGGCTCGATGTGCCTGACCGCTTCGGAACGATCATGACACCGACGGAACCGGTGGACGTGGCTCAGATGGCCATGATCGAATGCCTGCGCCAGATCGCCGATGGCAACAAGAAATTAGGCACCGTTCTGGAGGGGATGCAGTCGGAGATCCGCGACGTTCGCGAGCGGCTTATTCGCATCGAGGCAAGCGAATTCAAGGCGGAGCTTACCTCGGCCAAGAATGAAATTGAGCGTCTCCGGAAGGAAGACCTCAAGGCCATGGACGCTCGGGTAGATGCCCTCGAGCTCGACAAAGGTCGCCGCGACGGGGTGATCAGCGCGTGGGACTGGCTGCTCAAAAGCTGGCCCGCGCTGGTCGGGTTCATTGGTCTGGTCGTGGCAGTGCTGCTGGCAAACGGAAGGATCAAGTTTTGAAACTGATCGAAGGAGCCCGCCAGTGGTGGCGGATGTGGAGCCAGCGCATCAACGCGCTCGGGCTCCTGATCTTGAGCTACATCGCGATCGACCCGGTTTCCGTCCTGGTGGTCTGGAACATGATGCCCCCGGAGGTGCGAGCACGGGCTCCGGTCACCTTGGTCGCGTCGATCGGCGCCATCCTGTTTGGGCTGTCGATGCTGGCGCGCATGGTCCGCCAGCCCAAGTTGGAGAAGTCCGATGGGGGTTAAATCGGCGCTTGATCGGATGTTCGCATCGAGCAAGGCTCCGGAGGAGCAGCGCCCCGCCACGCCCAAGGCCGGCACGCTCGCCGCCATTGTGGGCATTGCTGCGGCGACAGCCTTGTTCACACTGACGCCTGAGGAAGAGAGCGGGCGTAAGGTCGATGTGACGATCGCGGAGGATGGCACGGCCACCATTCGCCACGTCGCCGGAAAGCAATACCTGCGGGCCTATCTCGACATCGCCGGGGTCGCCACAGCCTGCGACGGCATCACGCCAGGCGTCCGCATGGGCCAGAGCTACACCGAGGCGCAGTGCACGGCGATGCTTGAACAGCAGCTTGTCATCCACGCCACGGGGGTCATGCGCTGCACGCCTGCGTTCGACCGGGCCCGGCATCCGAACCAGATCGTGGCCGCCACTCTGCTCGCCTACAACATCGGCGTGGGCGGCTACTGCGGATCGACCGTGGCGCGGCGGTTCAACACCGGCAACTTCCGCGGCGCCTGCGACGCCTTTCTCATGTGGAACAAAGCGCGCGTGAATGGCGTGCTGCGGCCGGTTGCAGGCCTGACACGCCGGCGTGAACGCGAGCGTGCCATTTGCCTGAGGGAATTGGTGTGATGCTGGGCGCGATCCGCAAGCTATTCAGCCGCTCGTACTACTACGTCTACCGCAACGAGGAGACGGGGAAGTTCGTCTCGAAAGCGGAGTACGAGCGCAACCCTAAGGGGCTCATGCGCCACAAGCGGAGGAAGCCGTCGTGAGGTTCGACGTCTTCCGCTGCCGTCGCGGCATCCTGATGCAAATGCGGTGGTGCTGGCAGCTGCGCAACGAGCGGGGGCGCGTCATTGCAACGTCGCACGTCGGTTATGACAACCGTGCTGATTGCCTGAATGCGGTCGACGAAATCCGGCGCAAAGCCGCCGATGTACCCATCAAGGGGATCGAGTGATGATCACCAAACTCTTCGCCCCGCTCGCCATGAGGGTGGCCGGCGGCATCATAGCGCTCCTGTTGATCGCGTTGTCGCTGGTCATCTGGAGAGCCGACGCCATTTCGGAAGATCGGGAGCACCAGCGCAACCTGGTGGCGCAGGAGAAGGCCTTTCACGAGGTCACGAAGCAGTCGTTGGCGGCGCTGGAGGACGAGCTGGCGTCGATGGTGCGCGATGGTCAGCTCCGCGCGGATAGGCTCGCCAAGGCCCAGAAGGTCCAGGAAGAGCGCACCGAGGAGTTGCGTGAGGAAGCGGAGCGCATTCGAACCGAGGGCGTCGAGGATGCCTGCGTCACGCCTGAGATAGTCCGTCGATCGAGGAACCTGTGATGCGCCAGTTGAAACTCGCCGCGCATATTATACTGGCCGGGGCACTAGGTATAACCCTGGCCGCTTGTGGCCACTCTGAGACCGGCGGCATCCAAGTCCGCACCGTACAAGTGCCCGTCCCCCAGCCCTGCCTACCCGTGGATGAGATTCCGCCAGAGCCCGCTAAGGTCGCCTCGCTGCTAAATGGCATTGCGGCGCACGATCTTGCCATTGTGGCAGCGTCGGCCTTGGATCTGCGCGCCTGGGGTCAGCAGATGGAGGCGGCGCTTCGGGCTTGTGCGGAGTAG